TAACAAGCTTGAAGGATGTCAGAAAAGTTGATGAATCTTGTACATCGATTCGTTTTTTATGCCTGATTTTTTTAGTTTTGTGTCCAATTTTTGTTGACAAGTGCAAGTGACTGCATCTTTGATTGTATGAAGTGATGTATTAGTAATGGCAATAAGAGTGCTAATTGCTGATGATCACGCTCTATTGAGCCAATACGACCCGTTGAATTTGGCGGGTCGTTCAACAGATAGTAGGAGGTTATTATGAAGAAATTTTGTTTTTTGTTTTTGATAATCTGTGGCTTGATGGTTTTCTGCCTTCAGGATTGTCAAGCGCGGCAGAAATTAAATCTTGCTGATCTGGAAAATAAATATAACGCCGTGATTGGTGTTTACGCCGTTGACATGGAGAATGGAAAAAAAATTTGCTACAAACCTGATACGCGTTTTTCCTACTGCTCGACACACAAAGTTTTTACGGCTGCAGAATTGCTAAGACAAAAAAATACCTCCGATTTGAATGAAATTCGTAAGTTTTCGGCGGAAGATATTTTGTCCTACGCGCCAATCACCAAAGACCATGTTGCTGATGGCATGACGCTGGCGGAAATTTGTTCGGCATCGCTCAGGTGGAGTGACAACACGGCGGCAAATTTAATTTTGCAGGAGATCGGCGGCGTGGAAAATTTCAAGGTGGCACTTAAAAATATTGGCGACAAAACTACCAAACCTGCGCGAAATGAACCTGAACTTAATCTTTTCAATCCAAAAGATAATCGTGATACTAGCACGCCGAGACAGATGGTAAAAAATTTGCAAGTCTATATATTCGGCGATATTTTGAGCGACGACAAGAAAAAACTGCTGATTGATTGGATGAGCGACAATTCCATAACCGACACGCTTATCAAGGCAGAAACTCCGCAAGGTTGGAAAGTTATCGACAAGAGCGGTTCAGGCGATTATGGGGCGCGGAATGATATTGCCGTGATTTATCCGCCCAATCGCAAACCCATTGTCATGGCGATAATGTCGCGCCGCACGGAAAAAAATGCAAAATCTGACGACGCTATGATTGCGGAGGCGGCAAAACGAATTTTTGATAATTTAGTATTTTAAAGGGGCTTGATAGCATCGGTATTGCCGATGGGCAGAGAGGGCCATCACGCAAAAATATTTCGCCAAACATTTATATCTCACTCAAACTTCGCACACCTGAAACCCTTACTATTATATCATATTCCGATTTTCTTCATCAAAAATACGGCAGAGAATCCTGCGTTTCCTCTTGGATTCTCTGCCGTAATCCTTTTTTCCTGCTTATGCTCTGATTTCCGTCCCGTCCTTGAAGGTCACCCGGATATCGTCTTTGCTGTACACTGTGATGAAATCCACCAGGCTGCCCCACAGCCGGGCATCGAACTCCTTAATGAGATCCTGATTCCTAAGCTCCTTGATGAAGCTGTCCATCTGACGGCTCCGGGCCTTGCGATACTGGATGGCTTCACAGGTCTTGTCGTACTGCGTCTTCGCTGCTTCATACCGACTGACCAGTTCGTTGTAGTTCCGGTCATAATCATCCTGGTTCTGCGCGACCCTGGCGTTCTCGGCTATGAGCTGCTGTATCTTGTCGGCCAGCAGGTTCAAATCTGTGCTTATCCTGTCCCGCTCCTCTTCCAAGTCTTCTGTGTCAGTGAGCCGTTCCTTCAGCAGTGTGATGCTGTCAAGTACGTCCGCTTTGTTTTCGATGAGCTGATTGACGGCCCGGACGAAGGCTTCCTTGATATCATCCTCTGTCAGATGTGGTGTCTTGCAATGGCTCTTGAACTTATCGTTGCATCGGTAGATGGTTCTGCGGTACTTGTCGGTCGAATGCCAGACCTTGGCCCCGTACCAGCCTCCGCACTGGCCGCACTTGATTTTGCTGGAGAAGATGGATACGCCGCTGTAACGTCCCCTGCCTTCACGCCGCCGCTTGATTTCTTCCTGTACCCAGTCGAAGACCTGCGGGCTGATGATGGCTTCGTGGTTATTTTCCACATAGTACTGCGGCACTTCCCCTTCATTCGCTTTCGTTTCTTTGGTCAGGAAGTTGACGGTGAACCGCTTCTGCAGCAGGGCATCGCCCTTGTATTTCTCATTTGTCAGGATGCTCTCTACCGTCCCCGGATACCAGCGTTTCTTTCTTGCCGGAGTTTCCAGCCCTCTGGAAGTCAGCTCCCTGGCAATGGAGTGGAAGGTATACCCGTCCAGGAACAAGCGGTAAATCAGTTTCACCGTCTTGGCCTGTTCCCGGTTGACGACCAGATTCCCGTCCGGTCCCCGGTCATAGCCAAGGAAATGGCCGAACGGCACACACACCTTCCCGTCAGCGAATCGCTTCCGATGGCCCCAGGTGACGTTTTCCGAGATGCTCCTGCTTTCTTCCTGCGCCAGGGAACTCATGATGGTGATGAGGAGTTCGCCCTTGGCATCGAGCGTCCAGATATTTTCCTTCTCGAAATATATCTCGATGCCCTTGTCCTTGAGCTTGCGTACCGTTGTCAGGCTGTCTACGGTATTTCTGGCGAAGCGGCTGACTGATTTTGTGACGATGAGGTCGATTTTCCCATCCATGGCATCCCTGACCATCCGCTTGAAGCCATCGCGGTGACGCGTGTTGGTAGCCGAGATGCCTTCATCGGTGTAGATGCCGACAAATTCCCAGTCATCCCGTTCCCTGATATAGTTCGTATAATAATCGACCTGTGCTTCATAGCTGCTGATCTGGTCATCATGGTCCGTGGAAACCCTGGCATAGCCCGCTACTCTCCGCTTCTTCCGGCTGTTAATCGGAGCCGCCGTATAACGGCTGATGGTGGCCGGGATGGCCCTTACTGTCTTTGCCACTTTTCTCCGCTCTCCTTTCTCCGTGCCTTGGGACGCCGCTTGGATGGCGTAGGCGTATAAGAAATCTCTTCTGTTCTCCCACTCTTGAAATGGACAGTCAAGCAGTCTGGCTTTCCGGCTTCGATAGATTCCACTTTTCCCCGGAATCTATCCTCATCAAAGTCCTCTACCCCCATGGCCTCTGCGGCCACACGCTTCAGGTCATCTTCCCGGATGCTGACCGATTCACATTTGCCGCCTTTGCTGCATCGCCAATAAACAGGCCTGTCATGCTTCGTTTTGCACCTCCGGAAAGAGGATCCGCACAAGGCGCACCGGACACGTGTCGTAAAGGCGGAGAACCGTGTTCCCTTGCCATTGGCCATGTAGTTTTTCATCCATGCCCTCTGGCGATCCTTATACTCATCGGTCCAGCAATCCTTTTTCGCCGTTGATACCCAGTGCCGGATAAGCTTCTGTCCGTTTTTCATACAGAAAACCATCACGTGGTATTCTGGCACTACTATCTTTTCGACCTGGTCAAGGAAGGCCTGCTCATCGAAATCATCCAGGCCTAGGACTTCTGTACTCTCCTTTACAAGGACTGCATGCGGGATACTTCCTTTTGCGCCGCAATTCCGGCCTTTCAGCTTATGGGAGCCACAATCCCAGAATTCTTCAAAGCCCCGGTCTGTGCGGCGATTGTGCATATAACTCCGACCGCAGATGCCGCATTTGATTTTCCCCGTGAAGCAGGTCGTATTCAAGGACTTATTGGCCAGCGCCCCCAGTTCCTTTCGCCGCGCCATCTCCTGCTGCACGTAATCAAAGGTTTCCTTGTCGATGATAGGCTCATGCGTATTTTCAACATAATACCTAGGAAGTTCTCCCCGGTTCTTCTTCCGCTTCTTGAGGATTGGATCCGTCACATATTCCTTCTGGAAAAGCATATTGCCGGTATAGGTAACATTGGTCAGGACAACCCTGATGTTGGAATCCATCCAGCGGCGGCCATTCCGGGTCGTGATGCCTTCGGCAGCAAATTCCCGTTCGGTTTCAAGACGTGACTTGCCATCCAGGAAATTCTGGAAGATGCGTCTGACAACAGCCGCTTCCTTGGGGACTATCACCAGGGTATCCCCTTCCCAACGATACCCGTAAACACGGAACCGCCCGTTAGGATTCCCCTGCTCAAATCGTTTCTTCACTCTCCATCTGACATTTTCGCTGATGGAACGGCTCTCTTCCTGGGCGAAGGAGGCCAGGATGGTCATCATCAGCTCGCCGTCCCCGCTCATGGTATGGATATTCTCTTTTTCAAACCAGACTTCGACGCCTAGCTCTTTCAAATGCCGGACGGTACGCAGAAGGTCTACGGTGTTGCGTGCGAAGCGCTGGATGGACTTGGTCAGGATGATGTCTATCTTCCCGGCTTCGGCATCTTCCAGCATCCGCAGGAATTCCTGCCTCTTCTTCATCCCCGTCCCAGAGATGCCATAGTCGGCATAGACCCCGGCGTATTCCCAGTCCGGGTTCTTCTGGATGAGGCTGCTGTAATAACTGACCTGCGCCGAAAGGGAATGGTGCATCCGCTCCGATTCCATGGATACGCGGGCATAGGCTGCGACTTTCTTTCGCTGCTTCAAATTTGGTATGCGTCGTTCAATCTTACGGATAGTCCGCATAGAATCAGCTCCTTTCGACACTATATATCACTCTGTTTGATACAATTATCAAGTGTATAAGTCCCCGGAAAACGGCGGATAGCGGCGGATCATCTCCTGCACGAAGTCCCGGTACTCCTTCCCGGTGATGAGCTTTTCGGCCAGCATCCGCCTTGCCAGATGCATCACCACCTGGAAGGCTGTTTCATTTTGAAACGACCTCTTATCCATGGCGGACACCTCCGAACCGGTATGCAATATAGCAGGCATGGGAGCAGAACTTCCGATGGCTGTTGCCGTAGACAGTGAATTTCTTCCCGCAAGCCGGACAGGTATAGGTGTAGACTGCTTTCCGCTTCACCAGCTCCAGATGTGCATTCCACCACTTATTCCGGCAGACATCGCAGCAGAACCTTTTCCGCTTCCGTCCCGGATTCTGTTCAATCGGCTTTCCACACTGCTCACAGACTGCCCCCGCTGTACTGGCAGCAAGACTGTGCCGTCGGCAGAACGACTTCACCGTGTTGATGGAAATCTGGAGCCGCGCCGCAATCCTGCCATACCCCGCCCCATCCCGGCGCAGGGCAATGATCTGTTGTTTCTGTTCGTCCGTCATCGAGGACACCTCCTGAAAATTTAGCTTTTAGGAGTAATAGGACAGAACAGCTATCGTTAAGTACTTTGATGGCAAAAAAATACGGATGCCCATGTGAGCATCCGATTTTTCATTACTCGTACTAAATAATAAGTACGGCTGTGCTGTACCTATAGTAGCTGTCGTTTCAGTGTGTTATAATTAAAGAAACTCAATATAAACACACCACGGCTTAGAAAATTTACAGACGGTGTGTACACAAGGAGCTTCTATGGCCGCTATCGTCACCTTGAATCAAGACAGCCCTTCTGTCCAATATTTATGCAAAAAAGATAAACGACTGACAAAAGTCATCAGCATGGTTGGCCCGATTACCTATGAACCACACACTGATAATCCCTTTCCTTTTCTGATCCATGAAATCATCGAGCAGATGCTGTCGATAAAAGCCGGAGCCAAAATCTATGGGCGGTTTGAAGAATTATGTGCTGGTCAGATAACCCCGGAGTCTATTTCAAAGCTCTCCGTTGAGGAAATCAAGGCAATCGGTACTTCTACTGCGAAGGCTAACTATATAAAAAACGCAGCTTCAGCCGTCTTGACAGGAGAACTTGATTTTACGAAGTTTCCTGATATGACAGATGAAGCTGCGCTCAAAGAATTAGTCAGTCTTCGCGGCATTGGTACTTGGACTGCAAAGATGTATTTGATCTTCGTCCTGGACAGACAGGATATCCTGCCATTCGAAGACGTTGCTTTTTTACAAAGCTACAAATGGCTTTATAAAACAGAAGATGTGTCGAGAGCATCCATAGAAAAGAAATGTAAAAAGTGGAAGCCCTACTCCTCCATTGCTGCCCGGTTTCTTTACCGGGCTTTGGACATGGGATTTACAAAAAAAGAATTTCATCTATTTAAAAGGAATGATTAATTATGGGAATGCGAGAAGAAGCAGAAAAAATACTAAAAAAAGCATATGCTGTTGCGAGTTATAATCCAGAGTCAACTTGTACACATGAAGAGTTAATTGATTATGTTATTGACAACACCCATCTGACTTATAAATATGTACTGTTTACAGCTCTTTTATCTAAAGCTACTGATGAAAAAATAAATCCTCTTTGTCTTCAAAAGAAATCAACGCTTCCAGGAGCCTATGACGCAAGAACAATTTGTCATAAAGTAATTGTGCCTTTTGAGATGGAAGTCTTAAAAAAAGCGATGGGTGGCTCTAATGAACCTTTTTTAAACAAACCGGCCCGGTTCCCTGAACTAAGCAAAACCAACGCAGTTCGCAGAGGAAATGACCAAAATATATTAAATGCATTATGTGATAATTTACCTACAATAAAAACATCACAAGATGCATTTGATTGTTTGGTGTACTTACTCTGTAAATTAATCAAATTACGAGATGCACAAAAAAAATCTTTGAATTTCTATGTACGTGAAACTTCGAATACCCCAGCTTTGTTATGGACATACATCATAAAAGCGCTGAAAGAAAGCTTCGAAGGTGAAATTCTTACTTTAATGGTTGCAGGAACGTATCATTTAATTTATAAAGACCGTCCTGGTGCAAGAGTCGAAGTCCATCCCGTTAATCAAAGCGGTGCGTCAGGACGAGAAGTCAGCGATTTAGATATCTACGTCGATAATGAGTTAATTTCTTCTAACGAATTAAAAGATAAAAATTTCTCTGAACCAGATGTTCGACATGCTGCAGATAAAGTTATTACTGCAGGCGGAAATCATATGTTATTTATTTTTGGTCCTCGAGCATGTCCTGAATCAGATTTCATTAATGATATTCAGCAAGAATATCTAAGTAAAAATTTTTTCTTACGTGTAGTACCCTATAACGAATTCTTTTCTAGCTTACTGAACTGTATCGCCGAACCAGACACTAAAGAATTTATGAAGTTCATTCTAAAAGTTGCGCATGACACTAAATTCAAAGAAGAAGTCATCGCATACCTAGACGCCTTAGGTCAACAAATTTTTGGGTTGAAGCATATTTGACTAATAAAGATGGAGAAATATGAGTTCCTTACTCATACTTCTCCATGTACTTCAATGTAGCTTTAGCTACAGCCTCGGCTAGATTGCAAGGTACAGCATTACCAATTTGTGTATATATTTTCCCTTTATTTCCACAAAAAATATAGTCATCAGGGAAAGTCTGTATACGAATAGCTTCATTGATTGTCAAACGACGTAATCGTTTTGGAGCTTCTTCGAATTGGGGAGTTATTGATCCATCAAGTAATCCTTTATGGTATTTTACTACCCAGTCTTCATCAGCCTTTCCGTACAAATATTCTTCATCTACAAAAGGAGTTTTGTTTCCTCCCATAGAAGCTGGCAGCGTATTTGCATATCCATCGATATTGATTGGTCTTCCCTGGCCATTGAAGTACATTCCTGCATATGGTGATTTTCTCATAATTGGATGAGTTGCGAATGTAATTTTGGCCGTACATGTATTTGGGTTTTTATCCGTACCAGCCTTTCCTAAATCTTTTAATAAGTCTCTAATGATAGGGGCTTTTTTCTTTTCCTCATCTAAAAGCTCATTCATATGGTACTCGAAAAAGATGTCTGAATTATCCCTAACCCCAACAAAAAATACACGTTCCCTTTTTTGCGAAACATTAAACTCAGTTGCATTCAAAACAAAGGGTAAGCATTGGTAGCCTAACATTGCGGCTGTATCTAAATATCGTTTTCTGACGTCCCCCCACTTTTCTAACTTTGCCAAAGCTTTTACATTTTCCATCACGAATGCCTTGGGCCGTACTTTTTTTATAACATCCAGAAATGTAAAAATCAATTTACTTCGACTATCATCAGGGTCCATTTTACCCGCTACAGAAAACCCTTGGCAAGGCGGCCCCCCAAAAACAAAATCTACTCCAGAATACTTATCAAGCTCATTAATGACATTGTTGATGTCATCATTAATCATTCTGCTTTCCTGATGATTGGCTTTATAAGTTTCTGATGCTTCTGGCATAATTTCGTTTGCAACAAGAACTTGGATTCCCGCTTTTTCAAAGCCAACATCCATTCCTCCCGCACCTGAAAACAATGAAATCGCAGTTTTTTTCTTATCCATATGAACAACTCTACTTTCTTTATTTATTGGCTTTTATATATTTTCCTGTATGTATTCTTGCATCGATAGGTTTAAGTGCATCAATCGGAATTGCCCACACTCTACTGAAACGAAAAGCGCCTTCAATTCTTCCTTCGCTGCATAACACTTGAATACGTCGCATAGTAATATTCCACTTCTTAGAAGCTTCCTTAACCGTCATATATTCCATGATTACTTATCTCCAGAATTTACGTATGTCTGATTTTATACCATTAAGCGAACAATATCAAGTAAAAACAGGGCTTACGGCTATTCTTAATACCGATTTACAAAGACTTCATAAAAGTCACTACGTTTCTCTTCATCATCGAAATCTGCATCAATGAACATCTGCAGTTCTTTCTTCATTGATTCATACAGAGAAGATGAATCTTTGGCATCAGAATAAGCAGTGTGAACCATTTCGCCGTACACACCACAGGTGATGGCATCGTAACGAATGCATCGTTCTAAGGTAATACGGCATTGTCCTTTATATTCTTCATCTTTTAGAATCTTGCCGCCTTCAGAGCCGATTTGATTTAATTCTTCGGTGAGTACCTTCCACATGTTGCTTTCCTCTCAATCAGCCATTTACAGTCCAGACATTGAAAGTTCTTATTTTTCATTGTAACATAAAAAGCCAGTACAGAACATCCTTCCCGATGTCCCATACCGGCTCTTTTCATGCAATCTTCTGTTTTACATCAGCCACGATGGCTTTGACCGCCTGCTGCATCAAGGTGATATACAGCCTGTTCCGGATCTTCACCCACCAGCTTGTGGTGGTCTGGATTTCGGCTTCCAGCGGGTCTGTGAGGTTCTTCATCTGCGCTTCCACCAGCTTCTGGACATCATCCAGGTCGATGGACTTGATGGCCGCTTCGGCTTCGCTCCTGGCAAAGGATACGACGGCATCGGCGACGGCTTTCTTGATTTCATCACGATTCATAGTCACTTACCTCCTAGAATCAGCTGTTCGTAATCGGTGATGCCCCGTGCCACTGCTCTGGCCAAGGCATCCTGAGCATTGGCCAGGATTTCTTCATCACTAGGATTGGTGATGAAGGCCAGTTCGACCAGGACAGCGGGCATGTCCGTGTTCGTGAGGACATACAGGCCGTTGACGCCGGGCGTGGCAATCTTCACGCCCCGGTCTGTCGTATCCAGGGCATCGACAATCTGGTTCTGGATGCAACTAGCCAGCATGCTGCCACGGTAACTGCCGGCACAGGCCCAGGTTTCCGTGCCGTTGGCTTCTTCGGATTCAGCGGCATTGCAGTGGATGGACACGAAGATGTCCGCATCACTGGCATTGGTGGCCTCGCAGATTTCCTCCAGGCTGTCAGACTGGAGCAGTTCTGTTGCTACTCCTGCCGCATTCAGGTAACTTTCCGCAGATTGACCGACTGCCAAAGCGACATCGCACTCACGCAGACCGCTTTCACTATTGACGGCCCCCGGATCGGGATGGCCGCCCGGCGCATGGCCGGGATTCAGGAATACTTTCATGTTTTTCTTCTCCTTTCTGATGAACGGCGGACTTCACGGTGCCGCCGATGTAACCGAGAAGCCCTGACGCAATGGACATAGCCAGTTCGTTCAGGGCATAAAAAATCGCCAGGATTAGTGCTGTGACCAGACCGATAATGACGATACAGTCGGGGATATTCACTTTCTCAAACAAACTCATCCCACCACCTTAACTGTCAGTATGACTTCTGCATTTGTCTCTGAAGATTCTGCCAGATAAGAATATAAAGCATCTGATATTTCCCCAATCATTATGACCCCCAGATCATTATCTTTCTCATAGAACAATTCTGTGGTATCCGATATTCCTGTCCCTGTCGTAAGTTCAACTTTGCAACCTGCATATCGTTTTTCTTCATCCAACAGGAACAGCAGCCCTTTACGGCTTCCATTTTCCAGAGCCCCCACGCCGACTATCTTAGGGCTTTCCGGGGATTGCTTCGTCGTCATAAGCATATGGCCAGTCAGCCACTGCGTGCCCTGTCCCGTCATCGTAAGGCTTACATCTGTAAAAGGAACAGTGGGAATCGGGGCGGCGTCGGTTGCACTGACAATCATGCCATTACTGATGGGTGCCGATATATAAGCAAGTTGAGGATTGGTACTGCTGTTTTCCTGCTCTTCCCCGTTGATAGTGATTTTCCCCGCATAATAATCGGTATCTGCTTTCAAGTTGATGCTCAAGGTATCCTGATACGTTGTAGCATATACGGTATTTCCATCTGAGTCTGTTTGTGAGGATAACTCCGGATGGTTGCAGGTAAGCGTAATGGTCTGATGCTCTTTTTGAATCAGGGTTATCGTCTTTCGTGCATCTGCCTGTGACAGGTCAGCCGTCCCCGTCACCAGTTCACCCTCTGAAGTATAAAACTTTTTCCCCTTAGCCACATCGGCGGCTTTCGCCGTTGTGTCAGACACTTCGCAGAACCGTGCCCTGCCGCCTTTTTTTAGGGGAATCAGGATGGATGGCACTTCGCTGTAACTGGCTCCGGCTATCGTCACATTTACCTTCATGGCCTTCCCTCCTTACTCGACAGTCAGGATTTTCGTCAGGCTGTCCTGGGAAACGGAAACGGTCGTCAGACTGCCCGTCACCTTGGTACCATTGATGTAGGCCGTCTTACCGCTGACAATCGTCCCCGCGGCGGCGGTGACATCACTGGTATCGACTACGCTGGACTTGCCGCTGATGCCGAGGACCGTCACCCCGGACTTGATGTTCCCGCTGACCAGCTTGGCCTGTTCCTCGCTGCTGATGCGGACTGCCCCTTTGCCGTTATGGAACCCGGCCGGGATGGTATACGTGCCATCGGCCTTGCTGATACTGCCGCTGATGGCTCCGTTATTGGGCATGGAACCCGCGACGAAGCCGTTCCCGATAAAAGCGGATTTTCCCGTCAGGATATCGCCCGATGCCGCCGCAGCCCCGGTCGTATCATAAAAGACAGCTGTCCCCTGCCCTTCTGCCAAAGGGATGGAAACCTGCGGCACTTCCGCATACACGACCGAATTGATTTTTACGTTTTTCGCCATGTTGATTGCTCCTTTACTCGACTTTCAACTCATAGCCATTAAAGCTGATTCTGCCATAGTTCGACGGGATGGCAGCTACCGTCACCCGGGAAAGGGCCGCATGACCGCTGTCAGCGGTGACGACCTGTTCCTCGTCGGATGGGACGATGCATCTTTCCTGAAAGTCCCCGGAAGGGGCCTGGGGCATGGAAAGAATGCCGACAAGGTTGTTCCCCTTATGTGCCATTGTCCGTCACGCCCCTTTCCAGGAAAAAAGGCCGGGGCGGAATAAGGGTATCGGTGTATCCGTTCTCCCGCACCAGCTCCACATCATAGATATAACGGCCGCAGGGAAGGTTCCGGGTATCGTCCGGCCAGAAAACCAGGAAGCACGCCGCCCCTTCCTGCCGGATGCCCTGTTCCAGTGTCTTGGTCAGGACAGGCTTTTCATCGGCAAAGTTTTGTTTCAGCGTGAACGCCAGCTCATCGTGCTTTCCAGGGATGAAAGGTTCCCCCGTCACACGGTCGCAAATGACCAGGCGGATTTCTGCCGAATCACCCCTCACAAGGCGGATCCGGTTCTGCACTACAGAGAAGCTCATTTCCATCCCCCCTGTTCCGGCTGCCGCTGTTCCATGGCATCCAGTCTGCGGTGGGCATGTTCTGCCAGGGCTTCCACCCGGGACAGCCGTTCCGCCATCTTCTGCCGCTTGGCTTCCGTATCCGACAGCTGGCGGCGAAGTTCTGCGATACAGTCCCGGAGGCTCCGCACCGATTCATTCAGCGGCTTGATGACGCTGAAATTAAAGATGACGCCGCAGAGCATCAGGACCGATACCAAGGATGCGGCCATCTGTAACCATTCAGCCATATTCCTCACCTCCTAGCCTGTCCGCTGGAACATGTACACGACGATGGACGGCTGCATGTTGTTGTGCGGCTGGCCACCACCCGTCCGGGAAAGGCTGTGGGAATGATTCCCATCCCAGGAGGTATGCCCGTCCACCTGATTCCCATGCCAGCAACCGTCGCCATAACCTACGGCAACAGGTGCATCATTGCCTTCACAGGCATCCCACTGGAAGTTGCGCGGCAATGACCCGCAGGACCAGTGACGATGATTTCCGCTGTCTCCGACTGTATGGCCATGAGCCGGAGTTTCTGGAATCGTAAGGTTGTGCTTCTCCTCACCCAGCTTGTCCCCGGCCTTGTACATGGTTCCGCTGTCTGCCGTACCGGCACCAATCAGGCAGCGGCCCATGGCAAAGGCCACCCAGGTCGTACCCGGCCAGTACGTTGCCGGATTCTTCCCGTCTGCGGAAATATAGATGGCATTGACAGGGAACGGACAGGCCTGAATCTTAGCCACGGCTTCCTCGTCCATATCGGCGTAGGTGACCTTGCCCCAGCTGCCATTGCTGTGCAGGACGGTATTCAGCTTCCCGGCTGAAGGTGACGGGACCATGCCGCTCTGGCCTGCCGTCTTTTCGCCGCAACCGCTGAAATCTGGCAGGGTGATATCCTTCGTGCCATCAAAGACAACCCGGTGAATCTTCCGCCCCGTCTGCAGCTTCGACGCACTGGCCGCATTGCCGCTGATGCCGCTGGCATGGGCCTTGGCATCGGTCAGATGGGCATTGATGTCGGCTGCCGTAGCGGAAATCCGCTCATAGAGCCGGGCATCATTACTGACCAGCTGGGACACGGTCTTGTTCTGCTGATTGAAGACGACCGGGTCTTCTGAAAGATATTGAGGGAAAAGCACGTCATAATCCAGCGTATTCTCCACAGCTTCTGTGGGCCGGACTTCCTGTCCGGCACGGTCCGGGAAGTCGGCAGACCATTTCTCTTTGCTGTAATCATCCATTTGTCATCACTCCTTTTTGGGATACGATGGTTGCCGTCGAGAAGGTGGCTTCTCCGTTCCAGTGAATCTTGCCATTCCAGGAATAACCCAGGTAGATGGCGTATCCCAGATGGGCCGGCTTGTAGATGTTGAGCTGCGTGATGAGCTTCTGCAAGGTCGTGGTATCTTTGTCGTTCATGATGCAGTACACCTTGAAGTAATACTCCTCATTGACTTCCTCGATATGGCCGGCACTGTAGAGATTAATGATGGAGTTCATGAAATCTTTCGTAGACACATCCACGTGCTGCAGCTTGAAAAGGATCCGCTGCCTGCGGAATTCGTCGCTATCTCCGTCACCGGGCTTGATGCCCAGGAACGATTCATAAAGCGGCAGCGCCCAGGTGGCGGTGTTCACGAAGAAGTTGTCCGCCAGGTCCTGCAGAGCCAGGCGCAGACGGTCATGCTCCTCATTGCAGGTTTCTGCCGCGCAGTGGAACATCGGGTCTTTGGATAAGAAATTCGGCAAATACTTCAGGATATCCATCCGGCTCTGCCGCATCCAGTCATTGGCTGACAAGGTTCAGCACCACCTTCCCTGCCACGGGGATCTGCTCGTTCGTCAGTTCCACGTTGGCCGCTTTTCCATTAAGCTTCAAATCCTTATAATCCGTAATGCCGCTGATGGAAAGGAGGAGTTTCCCCATCTGGGCCAGGCTGACATAAGAAAGCGTGAAGCCCGTCTGCTTGAGATAGGCTGTCATGGCTGCCTTTACGGCATCAGGGCTGGCTGTGCCATAGACATCTGCCGTCAAATCAATGGATAATGGTGCCGGCGAAACGACGGTCACGGTCGCACCGATAGGCCGCTGGCTTTCGATGTAGTTATAGACCTCCTGGATCAGTTCAGCCGATGCCGATTCATTCTCTGCCGTGACGATAATGACCTTCACCGTGCCATTGCCCTGCCAGAGCGGGATGACTTTGCAGTTCTCGACGCCATCGACAGACATGGCCCAGTCACGATAATGATTCGCATTGCCCGAGGTGATAGGCTGGCGCACCCGGAACAGGAGCCGGGCAAGGAGTGCGTCATCCGTTTCTTCATCCGCCCCATCGGTGCATTTCTTATGGTTAACGACTGCCGAGATATTCGGGATGGAATAGGGGATTTCTGTAATCGTTCCTTCGGCCACATTGCCACTCGCCCCGGCATCGGCAGCTTCCACGGGAATCGTAACCTCAGCGGCATCGGCAGGAATGGTGGCCGACTCCAGGGTATAAAATCGCTGGCCGTCTTTTGTCTGGAAGAGACTGCTGCGAATGATGTAGGCTCCTGCCATCCCCGTCACCGTAACTTCTCCTTTGGCCTTGACGGCTTTCTTGCGATCGACGCCAAATTCCGCTGCCCGCAGCGTCAGGTAGTCGCCCCAGGACGTTTCGGCAAAGGCCGCGTCGCGCAACATGGCCAGCTCGGCATAGCTGCTCTCAAATTCCACAGCATTGGCGTCGATCAGGTCGCGGGCAAAGGTGCCTTCCATGGTACTTTGCTCTTTTTCCGTAATGGTGTGCAGGGTCTGGGCCATGCGGCTCTCAATCACATCTTTGGTCTGTGCATCAAATAAATTGCTCATGCCTCGCTCCTTCCTGCCGTCACGGTCAATGATTCGTCACTGTAAATGGAAGTGACGTCAACCGTAATGGCCAAGTCATCCCGTTCCCGCTTCTCCACCTCGATATGGTTAATGCGGGCAATGTACGGATTCACCATCAATCCCTCACGGATATTCTGGCAAATCCTGTCTGCCGTATACTGGCTGTTTGGCGCTCTCCCCTGATACGGCTCGATGGTAATGCCATAGCTGTCATCATAGGCCAAGTAGCGATACCGCTCGGTGAGGATTGCCTTATAAATCCAGACCTTGAGGGCTTCATTTTCTGTCACCATCAGGTTCTGGCCTTTTTCATCGTAGCGGAAGCACTGCTTATCAAAGTCATAGCCGTATTCTACGAAAAGAGGCAGCGACTCATTCCGGTTCGCTGCCTGGATGCTGTTCATTGCTACAAAAGGATCAGCCATGGCCATCAATCCTCACAATCTCATCCAAAATAATGTACTGCTGAATCCGGTCGTTGATGAGCATGGGCATGATGGCCACGTACATGCCGGGCTTCAGCGTATCCGTATAGATGACGGAATCGGTGTAGGCATTATCGATATCATGATTATGGGACTGGTAAGCCGCATCGCCGCTGCCGCCGGCACGGTTCTGTGTCGCCGATACCAGATGGCCTTTAGCCGTGCGGCCATAACCTGCCAGGAGATAATGGGAAATCCACAGCTCCTCTTTCGTCAGGATGATGCCGTTGTAACGGACTTTAATCTCTGGCGGCGAAGCAAGGATCTGCCCGATTTGAATGTCCGGGCTATTGCTGCTGCGGCTGACCTGCTCCATCAGATTCAGCAGGCTGATATACGGATTTTTCTGCATCTCCTGTCACCCCCTCGATGTCTTGATGATGGTCGCCGGATAATAGTCGCTCCCCATATCGATGCTGCCTTCGTAGTGATGAAAACAGCCATAGACATTGGAGCTGTTGCCCCAGCAGCCGCCGCTTCCGTCATAGACGACGACATGCCAGTTCGGGTCCGGCTTGCTGTAGCGGTTGTACATGATGATGTCGCCCTTTTCGAGCTGCGACGGGTCATAAGGGATAGCCATACCCTGCGCTTCGGCATCGGCGCGCAGCTGGTCGCAGCCTTTCACGCCATTGTTATATTCCTGCGCTACAAAAGGGGAATAGCCCGCCGCAGCGATGGTCGCCCGGTCGACACAGCCTTCTGAGCCATAGGGAGAAACGGTACCCTCGAAATTGGCCATGCACGCATCGACCACACTGCTGCCAGCGATAGCGCCACCTGCAGGAACAGAAGATGTCGATTCCGTTTCCGCTGGCGGCACATAGTCTGGGTTGGCATTGTACGATGTACTGTCCAGTTCCTGTTTCTGCTCATCCAGCAGTTTGTTGAATACCAGATGCAGCTCCATCAGGTGCTTGTTGCCTTCGATTTTATGGCTGTCCGACTTGATGAAGAACTGGCCCTTGAGCTGTTCTTCCTGGACTGAGACAGAAAGCCCAGCGATGCACTGGATATGACCGATGGCCCGGATGGACATGTCATGGGCGACGGTCTTCAGCATGGCCCTTGCCTGCGAGGCATCGTCCTGCTTAGGGTCGGCCTTGCAAATGGCCTGGATGAGACCAAATTTCTGGATGTCTGTAGTATTGGGCAGCTCCCCCTTCGTCTGTCCCGTACTGTCAACGACGACCACTTTCGATACCATGTCTTCCACCGATTCAGAAACAGACGCGCCCGTCAGATTCGTCACATCGCTGATCAGGAAGTCCCCCACCACCTGGTCATTCATGCAGACCACGTTGAGCTTCCCTTCGGTCATGTAGATATGGTATCCCTTTCCATCCTGTGCAGACTGATAGGATAATGCCTGCTTGATAGCCTCCGTAGCCGAGATATCATCGGCAATGAAATTGCAGGTGACGGGCAGGTCGGGAATAGTCCCGGCCGGAATAGAAAAGTCATTGATGGTCTGGCGGATGGCGTCGGCCACTGTGACGTTCGTGTACTTCTTGGTCATGCGGGACTTGGCCAGATAGACGATATTGTCAAAGGCTGTAAAATGCATCACGGAAGAGCCGCTCTCCCGGCTGCGGCCAAAAATACGTCCCTGGAACAGGTGGACAGTCTGCTGCGTCTTATCGTCAATGTGGATAAACAGCACCTCGTCCCCCAGTTCCAGTTCCGGATTCTGCCAAGATTTATCCCGTGTCGTATAGGCCAGGTCGAATTCCAGCCTGCGTCCGGCCTGCTCGACGTCCCCGGACCAAGTTGCACAAATCAGCCAGCCCGTAAGGTCTGCGTTCTCGGGCTTTTTCTGGCCTTCCGTCTGAGCATCCTCGGTATTGCTTTTCTTATTGATTCTTTGCAACTGGAACATTTTCATCATTCCTTTTGAGGTTCATCGTCGTCAGGCGGATGATATCCCCGGGCGAAAGACCGCCGTTACGGACGATGCTGCGATAGATCTGGAACTTCGAGAACTGCTCATTGTTGAGCGTCACCGATTTCCCCACGGCCCGGCCGATGACGTTGCCGATGCTGTCACCGGGATAATAGGTGATGTTCTTCTTCATCTTCGACCAGAACGATTCCGGCCGCTTCTTCAGCCCTGTCGCAGCATCGGTCTTTCCCGTCTCCGGTGCTGTGACGTAGCGGTACTCCGTCAGGCCCAGCTCGTAATAGACATCGCCGCTGCCGTCCTTTTCACCAAACTTGAAGGACGAAATCAGGCAGGGCATGGAAAGCGGCGTATCCGACACCGTCAGCTGACAGACGCTGTCACCGGTACGCATCGTTTCCAGTTGGGCGATGTATGTATAAGGCGCAAGGCCCATCATGGCAAAGGGATAATCCTGTGCTGGGAAAAATCCGGAAAGGGTCAGTGTCCTGAGTCCCGTCTTTCCCATCATGAGGTAGTCGCCGAAGTTATTGATGTTCACCGTGCCATGATTCGTATTGACAGATACCATCAGCTCCGAAGGCAGGACGGGAAAGACCACCGCTGCCGATTCAGAAGAGAGAGAAATCGTGAGGGAAGATGCAGCCTGGCCGATGGCGTTCAACAGAGATGCTAAGAAAGAACTCATCAGAGGGTCGCTCCTTTCATGCGGTTCATGCCGTACAGTCTCATTTTTTCGACGAGTTTTTCAGCGACGGCGTCGATGTCCTGCTCGCTGCGGACGTTCATCGTATCAATGCAGATGGTGATGCCGCCGCTGCCGGCGTTCATGGCCTGACGGATGCTTTCATCATGAGGTATGACCGTACTGCCGTTGGGCAGGTGTACCAGCTCGCCCCGGCGGTCTTCATTGATGACGGCAAAGCCGCCACGAAAGTTCTCGACACCGCTTTCAAAGTGGCTGATACTTGGGATATCAAATCCCACATGGGTCGGCGCCCCTCCCGTCAGGGACGGAATGTCGATAGACAGGCCGTTGATGCTGGAAATCAGGCCGTTCACCTGGTCGATGACCCAGTTCACACCGCTGCGAAAGGTGTCCTTGATGCTTTCCCAGATACTGGAGGCCGTCTCGCTGATGCCGTTCATGGCTCCGTCCCAGGCAGAACTGATCCAGTTCATCCCTGCATCGACGGCGTCCGATACAGCCTGTATAGCCTGTTCGATATAATGCGACACGGTATCCCAGTTCCTCCACAGAAGGTACAAGGCAGCAATAATCGCGGCAATGATGATAATGATGGGATTGGCCATGGCTGCGGCGCCTACGGCACGGATGATGGTGATCATCATGCGTCCGGCAGTCAGAAAGGTACTGCCCATGCCCCTGGCCACGATGGCAATGCCCCGGCAGACCGGAATGAGTCCTTTGAACTGGGTCGAGAGATACTTCGAGACACTGCCGGCTTTGCTAATGCCCGTGGCAATAGAGTTGAAAGTACCAAAAGCCCTGCCGCCGACCGTCAGCACCCGCCCCAGGGTGGAACCGAAGAGCTGGAAGGTCACGATGCCAAAAGCCACCTGGCCAATCAGCGTTTTCTGTTCCGGTGTAAGCGCACGAAACCAGGCAGCCAGTTCCTTGACGCGCATCGACATGGCCTTGAAGTACGGCGTAAACGACACTGCTAAATCCATGCCGGCATTCTTCAGCTGGTTCATGGTAATTTGCATCTGCTCCGACGGGGTCAGCATCTTCTCATAGGCTTCCCGGGTCATGCCGGCAGACTGGGCCATCTGGTCCATGACCTTATCGAAGTCCCCGGCTCCCTTGCCCGTCAGGACCAGGATGCTGTTCAGGCCCTCGACAGAGCCAAAGAGCTGGGCCATCTGTTCGGCATCGCCGCCTGTCGCCCGCTTCACTTCGTCCAGGAACTTCACCCAGCCCACGCTCTGCAGATGAGCCGCATTGAACTCAAGGCCAAGGGACTGAGCCAGTTTCGCCGCTTCGGCAGACGGCTTCAGGATGTTGCTGTAAGCCGCCTTGAGTCCGGTAATGGCCTCGCTGGTCCGGATACCGTTCTTGGTCAGGACGGCGATGGAACCGAACAGTTCCTGGGTACTGACATTGAGCTGTGCCGCAATGGGGATGACATTGCCCATGGACTGGGCCATCTCGCCAAAGGATGTCTTGCCGAAGTTCTGTGCCAGGAGCATCTGGTCCGTCACCGCCGTGGCTTCTTCTGCCGATTTTCCATAGGCATTGAGGACCGTGGTCACACCGTTAACGGCAGTCGTCGTGTCGGTGAAGCCGGCTTTCGCAGCAATTGTCATGTCTTTGACAAAGCCCACGGCATGGGCCGCATCGACACCAGCGGAAATGGCCTGGTAGACCGATTCCGAAAGATCAGCGACACCTGCGCCCGTTTCATCGCTGACAGCACGAATCTCATCACTGACCTTCTGCATGGAAACAACCGTCGTGTCGACCAAAGTCGAAATCTTGGCGATACCGTTGGCAAAGTCGCTGTGCAGCTTGAAGCCTGCCGTTGCGGCTGCCAGGATGGGGGCTGACAGCAGGGCTATCTTGTCTGATAAGCCGGAAATCTTGCTTCCCGTCTGCTCGATGCTCTTCGCCGTCCGTTTCTGGATGCGCTCATGCTCCGTCAGCTTGTCCGACAGTCCGCTGACCGATTGTTTCGCCGCCGCCATCTGGGTCTTCATGGTCCCCAGGCTGGCATTGACGCTATGCACGGTCGGCGTGAACAAATCCCGCAGCCGGATGGCGGCATCGATGACATTATTGGCCATGCTGTTTCACCTCTCAATGTTGTTACAGATATTAAAAATATAGTAAGATAAAAGAAATCTATCGTTACGGAGGAATTCCAATGCGCTATTTCAATGAAACAGAAAAAAGATTAGCTGAACGATATCACCATATGGAGCTTGGTACTTGCAAAATCTGTGAAGAATGTCACAAGAAAGAACATTTATCCTTACCGATTGGCTGCTGGTGCGTAGGTTCCGATTTTAATAAAACTTCCAAGAGAATTCTATTTGTCGGTAAAAATGCCAGAAACAATCCCGGCACGATTGAAGACGGCTTCCGCAATCCCTTTCAATATACCCGTGAATCTCTGTGGAACAAAAGCTGGCCATATTGGAGCTATACTCGTGCTATCACTCAGAGAATATTCGGTGACGATTCTATAGAACACATCGCATTTACCAATATTGTCAAATGCAACAATTCCGGAGGAAAGGATACTACCTCAGATTTTGTAAAATCCAACTGTATCCTAAACCTAAAAGTCCTTCAGCAGGAATTAAAGGTAATACATCCTACTCATATCATTTTTTATACATCTTGGTATTATGACGATTACATCCCTAACGTTTTTGACCGTTATAATATTCATTACAACGGTTTTAAAGACATTGGGAAAAGAAAAATGCCCTGGCAGGAAGCCATTTCCACCCTGGGCAATCAAACCTTTCATGTACTACGTGTCGGCCACCCACAATGCAAGAAAAAAAGCGACTTCGTCTATGAAATATCTAAGTGGCTTGAGCCTGCCTTATGACTTTATGGCAGATAGCCGTATTTTCAGCAGTTAATCCGATAATGCTGAAGATACTTTTTTATCGCGTTCTTCCATCTCATAGCGGATGAAAGCATACAGCACCTGCCGTTCGCCGTATCCCAGTTTCATGACCGCTGACGGCAGCAGGTGATGCTCCCGGAACAGGAGATACATTGCCTGCACTTCGCCATCGGTCCGGATCAGTTTTTTACGGCTTTGTCCGCCTTTTCCTGGGTCGTATAGCCGTTGAGTTCTGTGATCTGCGCTGTGAGATCAGCAATCTCACCTGCCAGGAAGAGCTTGCGGATGATGTCACCAGGAAGTACGGCCCCGAATTTTTCCAGCAGATCCTTGTTCTTGAGGTCCGGGTCGGCAATCCCCGCCAGGAGCGTCTGGGTCTGCATCTGATAAATGTCGATGTTATCGGCGCTGCCGTTGGTGAAGTCCACGGCCATCTTCTGGATATCGGCGTAGCGTTCTGGGTCGATAGCCCGGAGCGTGATGATAAAATCGAATCCGAACAACTTCGAGAGCCGTTCCATCTTCACTTTCTTTTCAGGCCGTTCGGCCAGCTTGTTCACTACATCTGCTTTCAGCAGTCGGTCTACCATATTCATGTGCTTGTTCTCCTTATGCTAAATCCAAGAGGTCCCAGTCCGAGAAAGTGAAGCTGTAGCTTTCCTCGCCCATCTTGTCCACTTCCCAGTCGGCCAGAATGAGGCTGTCAAAGGTCGCATCCTTGATGACGATGCGTTCGCTGCCTATGGCATCCTTGTCATCTAGGACGGAGACGATGGTCACGACGGTCTGCTTGCCCGCCTTAATGTTGTCGTTCATCTTCTTGATCATGTAGCTCGAGACTTTATGGAGCTTCAGCTGCCCTTTGCAGTCATAGCCCGTGACCTTGTAGCCCTTGCCGACATGGCGGAGCATCTTCACTTCTTCCTTGGTCAGGGTGACCTCGGCCTTGAAAGCCGTGGCTTCGGCCATGAGGTCGCCGTCGATATAGAGGTCGGCATACTTTCCGTTCATCACCCGTTTGGCTTCCATGCTGTTCACTGTACTTCACCTCCTCAGATATTGACGGCAATCGTGACATCTTCCATGGCATCCAGGAGCGAAGCATCTACGGCGATGAAGACATTGCTGCCGATGTTGGCCAGCTTGATGTCCATTTCCGACATGTCCGCCAGTTCCTCTTTCGTATATTTGCCATTGGATGCCAGCCAAATCTTCGTGGATTCCACATCGATATAAGCCGTGTTCTGCCCCTGTTCCAGCAGGCCCTCCTGGGCCAGCTGGTCAAGATACCCCTGGATAGCCGTCACCAGGAGGCATCGGTTGGCATAGCTGTTGGCATACTTGCCAAGGTAATGATCCTGGGCTGTGGTGCGGATATCGTCATACATCATGTCCATTAAATCGACGAGCTTGATTTTCTGGAACGATACGCCTTTTCCCTGGATTGTCGTGACCAGGGAGTTGATTCCGCGGCCCAGCTTGACCTTTTCCCCGTCAAAGAAAAAGAACAGCTTGCCGGCATCCGTCATGGTATCCATTTCTTCCTTCGTCCAGACGTCACAGCCGATGACTTCCGGCAGCGGCGCATACGTACAGGCAATGGTCATCGGCGTTCCTGCGATGATGCCCGCGATGCGCCCGCAGTACTGGGCCGTCGTGTAGGTCTTCGTTTTCGTACGGATGACTTGATTGACGAAGTTGATGACTCCTTCCGTATCCGCCGTGCAGTCCGGCAGGACGGCCTTGATGCGCTTATTCTTATTCGTCCGCATCCCCTTGATCCAGGTCGCGATAGTGTCGATGTGGTTTTCTTCGATGTCCGGGATGACTAGGTAATCGAAGCGCTTGTTCTCGATGGCCTTGAGGACATCGGTATAATCTTCTGCATCCTTGCTGATGATTTCGGCGATGACCTTCTTCGGACTGTTCACGTAGCCGCGAAGGGTCAGTTCCAGCTGCTCACGGTTGCTGTCTGAGAGTTCTTTGGGAATGTCATCTGCCGTGTACAGGTTCACTTCCGTCTGGGACGGCAGTGTCTCTTCTTTCAGAATCAGAAGGACAATACCGCGTTCGCTGCGTTCGACGGCACTGATGCCTTTTTCTTTGAACGCGATATTAATGGATGGCATTTTCATGGGTTACGTCTCCTTTCCCTGATACCGCTGATGCAGTACCTTCATGATTTCTGCCGTTTCTTCTTTTTCCCGGGCGTCATAGTACTGGAAGGTCAGCGTCAGACGCCCGCCGTCATTGTCCGTCCCCATCAGCTCCTCACTCATAGACACGACAGGGAGATAACGGTTGCCGACTTTCAGTCCGTCCCGGAATAAATTTTCCGCAGCAAAAAGCACGGCGTAGATGGCCGTGCTTTTTTCCTGCTTCTTCGGCAGATACGTAATGTAGAGGTCCGTATCCCGGTAGACCTCGTTTTCTTTCTGCGGCGTCGCTACCGTCATTGTCTTCAGGAAAAAGGCCGGCGGCGCAAAGCCTTCCTTGACTTCCTGCAAATAGACGGGGTACGGGAACCGCTCTTTGAGTTTCTGCTGCACCGCCTGCAAGATATCGATATCATGGATCATGTGCCGCCTGCTTTCTTGAGGAGCTTCTTCGTGAGTCTCTCCAGTCCCGGCTGCAAGTCGCTGGCTTCGAAGACCTTGACGGATTTCTCCGTATAGTGCTGGCCTTCATAATAGCCCACGGTCCTGCCGCCAGGTGTTTTCTTCGCATGGCCGTTATTTAAGAGGTGATGTACGGGATGCTTGTTGATCAGCTCATAGACCAGCTCGGAACCGTTGTAGCCTTCCACCTTATGCTTCCAGCCTTTCTTCAGCTTGCCCGTGCTGCCTTCCGGCGTGTTTTTTACGCACTCCTTCTTGAGCTTGTTGCCAAGCGTCACCAGGCCCTTTTCGGTAGTGCCGGGAAACTCTTCAATAGCAGAAAGCAGTTTTTCTGAAAGGTCATCCAATCCTTTGACCTCAAAGTCACTTCCGCTCATTGTCCGTCCCCCTCACTTCTTCCGTACAGTACAGTTCCAGAGCTTCATGGCGCATATACGGGTCAACTATGGTATCGATGTCGTAGAGGTGATCCTGATACTTCACCTTCATATCGTGGGTGACACCCGGACGCCAGCGAATGGTGATCTTGCTGTACTCCGTGTCCGCCTTGCGTTCCATCTCATAGAACACTTTGCCCCGGGCAGGCTCGATGGATGCCCAGCAGCGGTACACTACGACGTCGGCCTGGGTATCGAAACCATATTCATCCGTCACGGCCTGCTTTCCCAGAATCTCAATCCGTTTATTCAAAAGCCCCGTCTTCATGGGCATCCCCCTTTTCAAAAACAGCTCCGCCGGACCCCGAACAGCAGCCAGCGCAGACGTTTCAAAAGGCCTGCGTAGTCCGCTTCCTCCCGGTGCTCATATAAAAAAGCCGCAGCGAAGAGAATCGCTTCGTGAAAAACCACGGGATTCTCTTCGGCATCGGCTTCCTCGCAACGGGATATATCCAGGCAGAGGGCCTGGGCTGTTTCCAGGGAAGACTGGATGACGTCATCATTACTCGTGTCATCTTCATCAATCCGCAGGTATTCCCTGGCTTCTTCCAGCGTCACAATCATGGCTTATCCCTTCGCTTTCATCTCCAGGGCCTTGACCGCTTCCTTGAGCATCAGCATGCCATCGACGCGCTGGCTGGCAAGGAAGCCGATCTGGCCGTTGGCGGCATACAATTCGTTAAGCCGCTTGAAGGAGCGGTATTCCCTATCGGCAATCCAGTAGTAGCTGAAGTCCCCGAAGAGCATGGGACGGCTGCCCGCCGCCAGTTCCGGTGCAAAGGAAGTGCAGTAGCAGGGACGGTTCAGGATAGTATCCGGCGTACCTGCGGTGACAGACGGCTGCCAGATGTAGTTGCCGTTGTTGTCCTTCACCTTGCGCAAGGCCTTAATGGTTGCATCGTTCAGGAGCCATACGGCCTTGCGGCGGTACGGGATGCGCAGGGAGTGATACAGGTCGATGACATCATCAAAGGTGATGGATGCGCCATTGGCTATCACGCCCAGCTCCGCGGACGGGAACACGCCAGTCGGCTTGTTCTTCCCGTCACCGGTGAGGAAGGCTTCTTCTTCCTTCGTGCCGATACGGCGGGCAAATTCACCGGCAATGTAGCTTTCCAGGTCGAAAGCGCTGTCGTTCAGCAGTTCTTCCGACACACGGATAGCCGTCCCCAGCTTGTACGCCCCGATGGACTGCTGGCCGAAGGTATCCTGGCTGTCCGGGTAGAGGCCGTTCTCTTCCATCCAGGACGCTTCGCCATGACCCGTCACGATGGGAATCTTGCGGTCGCCGCTGGTGTGGATGACCGTGGCCAGGCCGCGGAAGAAATTCTCTTCCTGGAGCTTGTCGATGAGCTGGTGTTCGAATTCGTCCGGTACCAGATAGCCACCATCAGCATCGGTGCCTGCACTCAGGGCGTTCTGTACATCAATGAAGTTCTTATGGCGGATGCTGTCCCAGAAAGCCTTACGATAGGCATCGGACGCACGGCCTCTCTTTTCTGCTCCATTCTGGCCTGCGCCAGGGAGTTCAGTAATCGGCATCGTGGTCGGCTGGGACAGCTGGGCATCGAGCTGCTGCTGGCGTTCCAGGCGGTCGATTTCTTTGCCGAGGTTCACCACATCCGCTTCCATCTTGTCGTAGCGAGCCGCATCTTCTGCAGAGACCATGCCGTTTTCATCACGGACGGTATCCAGAAAATTCTTGGCGGCATCCCACAGATTCTTGCGTTTCTCACGCAGTGCTAAAATCGTATCCATTGTTGTCCTCCTTAATGAATGAGCAATGCCAGCCGGTTCTCCAGGGAAGCGGCTGGCACTTTATTGACAGGTTCACGTGGTTTTAATTTCTGTACTAACGAATTGGTGACAGTAACAGGGGTGTAAATCATGGCTTCCGGCTGCTCCCCATCGTCTTTCTTCTGGTCGAAGAGGATTTCATCGGCAAAGCCAAGTTCCACGGCCTTCTTCGCGTTGAGCCAGGTCTCGTCATCCATCATGTGCGAAATCTTCGTGCGGGCCAGGCCGCTCTTGATTTCGTAAGCGTTGATGATGCTCTCCTTGACTTCGCTCAGCATGCCGATGGTCTTTTCCATCTCTGCCTGATCGCCATAGGCCAGGGTCGCCGGATTATGGATCATCAGCATGGCCACTGGCGACATGCAGACCTTGGTCCCGGCCATAGCGATGACGGACGCAGCCGAAGCGGCCAGGCCGTCAATCTTGACGGTGACGTTCCCCGGATAATCCATGAGCATGTTATAGATTTGGGCAGCGGCAAAACAGTCACCGCCCGGACTGTTGATCCAGAGTGTGATATCGCCGCTGCCCGCATTCAGTTCTTCTTTGAATGCCTTCGGTGTCACTTCATCGCCCCACCAGGTCTCATCCGAAATCTGGCCGTCCAGATACAGCGTCCGTTCACTGCCGAAAGAATCCGGTGCTTCGTTAGTCACCCACTTCCAAAATTTATGTTTCATTCGTATCTCCCTTCTGGGCAAAAGCCCCGGCATCCTTGAGCTTGGTCATGCTGCCATTGACAAGGTATAGATTACCGCCCTCTTCATCCGACACGGGATTCATGTCTTCCATCTCCCGGATATCGTTGGCGGACAGCCAGCCGTTCTGCCGGCCGATGCTGTACCCGGTCATGCGGCTCTCATAGTCGCCGCGCATGAGACCGTTCACGTTGAACTTCAGGAAATACTGTTTCTTCTCTTCCGGCAGGAACAGGGCTTTCTGCATGGCCTGTTCCCAGCGGATGACCCATGGATCCAGCGTGTACTTCACAAATTCCATGGACTGCTGCTCAATATTATTGAAGGAACTTTTCTCCAGGTCGCCAATCATGTGTGGCGGGATGCGGTAGAGCCGGGCAATCTCATCGAGCTGGAACTTCCGTGTTTCCAGGAACTGTGCTTCTTCCGGCGGGATGCCGATCTGCTGGTACTTCATGCCTTCTTCCAGCACAGCCACCTTGTGGGCATTGCCCGTCCCCCGGTAGACGGCATTCCACGAATCCCGGACTTTGGCCGGATCCTTCAGAACGCCTGGATGTTCCAGCACCCCGCTGGGGCTGGCCCCGTTCGCAAAGAAAGAGGCACCGTATTCCTCGCAGGCCATGGTCATGCCCACGGCATTGCGGGCCATGGCAATCGGCGAATAACCGACCAGGCCGTCAAACCCAAGGCCGGGGATATGCAGCACTTCTTCCTTCTGCAGGGCCACCTGCCCGTACGGCTTGATGTTCGGATTCTCGTCTCCCGTCTTGGTATACAGATAAAAAATCTTTCCCCGGTCATCCCGGCAGACGGTCATCTTGTCCGGCCTGAGCGGGTATAGTCCCTGTACCCGCCCTAATCGGTCGCGGATGATCTGGGCGTAAGCATTGCCCCAGATGAGCAGGTGGCTCATGAGCGTTTCCCGGAAGATAAACGAAGTCATCTCCGGATTCGGCTCATCATGGAGCAGATGGTACAGCGGATGGTCATAGACCCGCTCCTTGCCGCCAGGCGTGTAACGGTACAGCTGGAGCGGCAAGGCCGCCAGAGTTTCCGCCAGGATGCGGACGCAGGCATACACTGCCGTCGTCTGCATAGCCGTGAACTCGTTCACCGTCTTGCCACTGGCAGAGGGGCCGAACAGATAACGAAAATCCGTGCCGATATAATAGTTCTGAGGCTTGTCCCGGGTACGGAACAGGCTGGATAAAAAGGGGATTCTCATAAAATACCTCCAAAAACGGGCACAAAAAAGCACCTGCCATTTTTGCAAATGTCTTTAAAATGCAATAACACCTCGTTCGTCATAGACACTGCCACTGCCAGTCCCGTTGCGGATGCAGCGGTCTAGTGCCATGATGGACGCCACGATTCCGTCAATCTTTTCGACGGATTTTTCTTTGTCCGGCTTGATGTTTCCCGCAGGATCTTGGCGCATGACGACGTTGCTGGCCATCCATTTGAGAACGGGATTGCCGCCATGGATGATGTTCCCTTCCATCAGGAGCTTGAACAGCTCCTTCGACGGCGGCGACATATCCTTGAACCCCTGGCCGAAAGGCACCATGGTGAAGCCCATATCTTCCAGGTTCTGCACCATCTGGGTGGCGTTCCAGCGGTCATAGGCGATTTCCCGTATGTGGTACGTTTCCCCCAGGCGTTCGATAAACTTCTCGATGAAGCCGTAATGGATGACGTTCCCTTCCGTCGTCTGGATGAAGCCCTGCTTCTGCCAGACGTCGTAGAGAACATGGTCCCGGCGGCACCGCAGTTCCAGCGTGTCTTCCGGCAGCCAGAAGAAAGGCAACAGGATGTATTTCTCATCATCGCTCCGTGGCGGGAAAGCCAGTACCAGGGCCGTGATATCCGATGTACTGGACAAGTCCAGCCCGCCGTAGCACATCCGTCCCCGCAGGGAATCCAGGTCAATGGGAAGGCTCCCCTTGTCGTAGACCTGTTCCGGTATCCAGCGGATGCTGGCCGAAGTCCAGATATTGAGCCGGAGCTGCTTAAAGACATTCTCTTCCGCCGGATTTTCGACAGCATTCCGATAGGCTTCCCGGACGCGATCAATCTGAATGGTATGCCCCAGAGAAGGATTGGCTTTGTACCAATTGGCTTCATCCGTCCAGTCTTCCTCATGTTCCAGGCCATAGACCACGGGGTAAAAGGTGGAATCTTTCTTTCGGCCCGCCATCAAGTCAAGGGCCTTTGTGTGCAACTCATAGCAGATACTGTTCTTGTCGTTGCCCGCCGTCGTGATGATGAAGAAGAGCGGCTGCTCCCGGGCATCGCCGGAGCCTTTGGTCAGGACATCATAGAGCTTGCGGTTCGGCTGGGCGTGGATTTCGTCAAAGACCAGGCCCGACACATTGAGTCCGTGTTTGGTCCCGGTTTCCGCCGACAGCACCTGGTAGAACCCGGCGTTGCGATAATTGATGATGCGCTTGCCCGCCGTCCGTATCTTGGAGCGGCGCATCAGGGCCGGACTCATCTCGACCATCTGCCGTGCCACATCAAAGACAATGGAAGCCTGGTTGCGGTCACAGGCCGCACCATACACTTCGGCACTCGGCTCGTTATCGGCATAAAGAAGGTACAGGGCGATGGCTGCAGCCAGCTCGCTTTTCCCGTTCTTCTTTGGAATCTCTATATAGGCCGTCAGGAACTGCCGCTTCCCGTTTTCCTTGACGATGCCGAAGAGATCACGCACAATCTGTTCCTGCCACGGCAGGAGCAGGAACGGCTGCCCGGCCCATTTGCCTTTGGTATGACAGAGATGCTCGATGAAGGCAACCGCCCTGTCGGCCTTGTCCTTGTCGTAATGGGAATCCGGCAGCATGAACGCTGACGGCTTATATACAAATGCCAAACTTGTCACCCCCTTAACAGCAGTTCCATTTCATCCGTTTCTTTTTCTGCCCCGTTCTCTTCCCCAACTATGCGGCTCCGGGCTGACGGGGTCAGGCCAAACTGCTCACAGAATTTCAGCATGATCTTGAGGTTCGTCTGGGCAATGGCTACCTGCGGTACCTGCTGCAGGTAGCCGTTCGGCGTCCGCACCATATCCCCATGCTGGGTGATGAACTCTTCCGCTCCTTTCCATCGGGCATATGCCTGGCAGTACCCGGCAAAGGCCATCATATCCAGGTTGGTCAGCATCCCCATCTCAGCAAGGACTTTCCCCAGCCGCTTCCATTCTTTCTTGGCGTCATCTTCCAGCCAGTCCGGGCAGCGAGGGAGCCGTCCCTTTAGCATGGGTTCCTTCTTATTGAGGGGACGATGGCCGGGATTGCCTTCCAGCACCTTGAGCGCCGTCGGCTTCGGTTTTCTTCCTCGTACAGCCAATGGCGCTCACCTCCCAATAAAAAAGCCCTTGCGGGCTGTACGACAGAGGGGACCGCATCTGCGTTCCCCTCGGGTTCTCTTTTTTAATTCTTCATGACCCATTCGATGGCGTGGCCATTGTCTTCGAACAGTTCGACGCTGACTGCCTATCCGATATTTATGCATCTTATTCGATGACTTCCCATTCGTCGGTTCCGGGTATCAGCCCAAGACTGCTGCCTGTATCCCACTGTACATGGATGGTTCCAGCATCATCGACGAACTGGACGGTGCCTTCAGTTCCCTTGGGCGGAGCTTGCCTGTCATCCATGGCGATAAGCCGGAGCCGCGTTCCTTCCATCCGTTCCCGGCTGTGCCGCAGGCCGGCTCGCAGGATAGACAGGTCGAAACCGAACCTGCGGTAATCCCGCTCCATGTTCTGATAATACCAGTCCTCCGGAATACCGAACCGCCGGTCTTCGTGCATGATGTACACAAGACCGCTGATGATGCCGTCATCTGTTTCCACATCCACTTCTTTTTTATAATAGAACCGCGGGAAGCCTTCATAGGCATCGAGCCGCCGTTCATCCGCCGGAGAAATGCGCCAGAAAACAACCGGCACGAAGGCATCCGCCTTCTTCTCGATAGTGGCGTAACATCCTGTCAGAGAACCTTTGAAGAGGAGTTCATAGCCCCGGATTCGGCCCGTCCCTGAAAGAACGGCGTCAGGACACCGTCTTGCCATCTGTACTTCACTCATGTTGCTGCCGTAGGCAATGTAGATTCTTTGTTTCATCGCTCTCATCCTTTCTGAAGGGATTACCCTTCTACCACCCCAAGGGCAGCCGAAGCTGCCCGTAAGGCTATCCCCTTCAAGCGGCGGCATTGCGCCATGCGGAATTGCCCGTGAGGTGTTTCAGGAAGTGGAGCCGGCAGGTCTTGAACTCGTCACCGATGAGTCCGAGCCGGAGCATCCAGCACCGGAAAGCGTATTTCTCATTGTCCGTTTCGGTCTTTCGGGCCGAGGCTTTCTTCTGGGCCAGGGCCTGATGAGCGACGGCCAGGCAGAACTGAATGTATGCCTTGATTTCCCCAGCGTGGAGTGTCCCGTTGAAAAGCCGGAACTCGACGGTTCCTTTGGTGAAGGTGGCATGCAGGTTCAGCCCGTGGTAGCGGGTGCTGTTGTAATGATGGTTCCGTCCGTAGGGTGCTTCCTGATACCAGAGGTCGGCGATGCCGTCCAGCGTGTCCGGCTTTTTCCGGTTGAGATCCTTCAGGAAGGTGGTGTTCGTTTTCCGGCAGTATCGGTTTTCCCGCGAGGGGTTGATCTGGAGGGCGCGGTAAATCATGTCTTCTTTGCTCGCCATAATGTTCACCAGGTTCCGTAGGGTCTTTGCCGTGAAGCGTTCGGCCCCGACGTGAATGTGGATGCCGCAGGATTTATTGGCAAAGGCCCCGGCCTTGCGTAGCATCCGCACCAGTTCCTGCAGCTTCGGGATGTCTTCGTAGGAAAGAATGGGACTGACCACTTCCGTGCGGTAGAAGCTGGAAGCATCTGTAATGTTTCCGTTCACCTTCTTCTGTGGAACCAGGCTGGAGTCGTTCATGGCTTTCCATTTCCGTCCCTGTTCATCCCTTGCGGTGTAGGTATCGTAGGCTCCGCCTTCATGCCGACTTTCCGTCCCGAAGAAGCGGGCCATGAGGCTGGCGGCCCGGCTTCTTGTAATCCCTGTCATTTCCATTTCGATGCCAAAGTGCAGTGTTTTCATAATCCTCTCTGTCCTTTCTATGTGTGCGTGTGTTCTTTTGGTACACTATATATCACTCTAAAGGCACACAATAGCAAGTCATTTTGAGAATAATTATGAATTAAATTGAAAATTTATGGGTTCTGATGCCGGCGTTCCTTCTGCTTTCTGGCATGAGCCTTGGCTTCTTCTTCCGTGCGGAAGGCACTCCATCCCTTCAGGCCTTTCAGCAGGGCCATGCGCGATTCGTGGCTGGCCTTGGTCCCCATGCCGATGCGCAGGAGCCACATCCGCAGGTAGTACTTCTCGTTTTCAGGCTTCCGTGTGTCAGCCTGAACCCGTTTCGCTTTTTTCGCTGCGCTGACCATGAAGGCCGCTAGTTCAATCAGGGCGCGGTTCTTCACAGCATTGCCGGTTGCGGCAATGCAGAATGTCACCGTATCTGCCGCAATCCAGAAGCCCCGCCCTTCCTTGCGATAGTTCTGATAGATGGCAAAGAAGGAAGTCTGGTCGGTACCAGGTTCTTCTTTCAAGTCTTCCACCAGCCTGTCCGGCACATGGATGTTTTCATGTCCTGCCGCCCGGTTCAGCAGGTACTGCTGGGCGTGGAGCATGAAGACCAGGTTGCGGAGCTGCGCACCGTCCATGCCATCAATGGGAACCTTGATTTCCATCCTGTCCGGATGCGGCAGTGCGTCCAATCCTGGCGTTTCATCCTGCTCCAGCGGCTCTTGCGGCACTTCGGGTTCCGTTCCTTCTGCCGGTTCCGGATGCGGAAGGATTCCTGCTTCCTGCAGGAAAGCCGTGATGGCGGCTTCTGTCTTTTCATCATCGCATTCGATATCGCCGCTGCGAAGGATGCGGAACCCCCGCCCTTCGTAGGCAAAGGCCGGCGTCCCCGTATAGCGGAGCTTTTCGTTATGGTTGAAGGGAATCAGCCTTCTGGCCAGTTCCTTGCGGTCGTTCAGGTTCGTCTGGATTGTCATGGTCTATGTACCTCCTTGTTTTGCTAGTACATATATCACTCTGAACGCCGATAATAGCAAATCATTTTTGCATCTTTTTCTCAAAGAAGCAGGCAATGCCGGCCAAGACGAAATACACGCAGGGAAGGGCGACACCGTTGCCCCACATCTTGTATTCCGCAGAATCCCGGTACGGTTCCTTCAGCCATTTGATAATCTGGTTCCGGGTCTTGGGCTTTGTCTTTTTCCCCAGGGCTTTCCGATGGGTCTCAAAGACATCGCTCCAAAAGCGGATGTCTTCTTCAGACGGGTTCCCTGTTTCCAGATGGCTGCACCACCAGTCCGGGAATCCCTGGAGCCTTGCACATTCTGCCGGCATCAGGCGGCGGACACGAGCATGGCTGTTGATGAGCGGCGGATCTTTATAATCCGTAGCTACCAGGGAACTGGCCATTTCCTTCGCCGCCCGTGTGAAGTGGGAATTCTTGCTGGCACTATAGGTCAGCTCCACCACAGCGATGCCGCCCTGGTTGCTCCCCGGTACATTTCCCGAACGGTCGACGGTCCGGCAGGTATCGCTCTCATAGATATGGTTCCGCATATTGCGGGTGCCGTCCGAGGTCTGCCGTACATCATAGGTTTTCTTTTCTCTGTTGCCCCCGCCCTGCAGGATCAGCGGCTGGTTGTTGCCGCCCGTCCCGTACCGCGCCGTGAGTGATGGGTTCACAGAGAGCGGCCCCTTGTACCGGGCATCGGCTCCATGGTTCTCAAACACCGGACCCGGCAGATTGACGATGACCGGAGGATGATGGGCTTCTGCCCGTAAGGTGTTCGTCCGCTCTTCCGTCACATCCATTCGGATGCCGCCCTGGTCATTCAGGCAGATTGTGCCTGCCGTTCCAGGGCCAGGCGCAAGACGTCCGGCAGCACCCTGCCATGCTCGGAAGCCCTGCGCAGAATACCCTGACAGGCCCTCGGACTCAAATAGAACCTTTCCGGCACTTTGTCCATTAAAATCTGCGACAAGGTAGATGCGCTTTCTTCGCTGGGGGACGCCCCAGTATTGGGCATCGAGGACGCGCCAGGCCACAGAGTACCCGTTTCCCAGGATGCATCCCGCAGGCTGCCATCTGGCACAGCCAGCCACTGAAACCGCAGGGTCTTTGATGCGGCAGATTTCTTCAAGGACCGTCCGGAAGTCCTCTCCCTTGTTGCTGGAGAAAGCCCCAGGGACATTCTCCCACACGATATATCTTGGATATTGTCCATTCGTTTCTTCCCTCATTTCCTTCACGATGCGCACTGCCTGATAGAACAGCGAGGACTGCGAACCGCCAAGGCCATCCCTTTTTCCGGCAATCGACATATCCTGGCAGGGACTGCCGAAGGTAATGATGTCTACCGGCTCGATTTGTGCGCCGTTTATGGCACTCACATCGCCGTAATGCTTCACAGATGGCAGCCGTCTCGTCGTCACGCGGATGGGGAACGGCTCGATTTCCGAGTTCCATACAGGACGGATGCCCGCCAGGATGGCGCCCAGTTCAAAACCGCCGCTCCCGGAGAACAGGCTGCCCAGCTTAATCTGTTCCATCATCTGCCACCTCCGCATACGGGATTTTCTCGTCCCCGCGCAGGACAAACACACCCGCGTCCCCATATTCACTGATGTAGCGCCTGACGATGACGTCGACGAACTTCTCGTCCAGCTCGATGCCGTAACAGATGCGGCCCGTCTGCTGGCAGGCCATGAGCGTAGAACCGGAACCGAGGAACGGGTCCAGGATGATGCAGTGGCTCATGGATGAATTCTGTATAGGGTACGCCATCAGGGCTATAGGCTTCATGGTGGGATGCTCTTTGCTGGCTTTCGGCCGGTCGTATTCCCAGATGGTCGTCTGTTTGCGGTCAGAATACCATTGATGCCTGCCGTTCAGCTTCCAGCCAAAAAGGCACGGTTCATGCTGCCATTGATACGGGCTACGTCCCAGTACCAGGGCGTTCTTCTTCCAGATGCAGCAGCCAGACAAGTAGAATCCTGCGTCCTTGAATGCCTTGCGGAAGTTCAGCCCCTGGGTATCTGCGTGGAATACATAGATGGAAGCATCCTGCTCCATGTTCTGTTCCATATTGACAAAGGCCGCGAAAAGGAACTGGTAGAACTTGTCATCCGGCATATTGTCGTTCTTGATCTTGCCGGCTGTTTCTTCCACATCGACGTTATACGGCGGATCCGTCAGCACCATGTTGGCCTTCTTCCCCGCCATCAGCCGTTCATAGGTTTCCGGCAGCGTCGCATCGCCACAGATGACGCGGTGGTCACCCAGGAGCCAGATATCTCCCGCACGGGCGACAGTCGGCTTTGCCAGTTCGCCGTCGACATCAAAGTCATCTTCCTTGATTTTCTTGTTGTACACTTTCGAGAAGAGCTGCTCGACTTCCGGTGCTTCAAAGCCCGTCAGGTCGACGTTGAAGTCGACGCTCTGCAAATCGACGATAAGGTCGGCCAGGAGCTGTTCGTTCCAGGCACCCGTGATTTTGTTGAGCGCAATGTTGAGCGCCTTGACCTTATGCTCATCCTCGATATGGACAACGACACACTGGACTTCTTCGTAGCCCAGGTTCTTCAGTACGGTCAGGCGCTGATGCCCGCCGATGACCGTCATGTCGTAATTGACGATGATGGGTTCCACATAGCCAAACTCCTGAATGGACTTCTTGATTTTCTCGTATTCCTTGTCGCCAGGCTTCAGCTGCTTCCTGGGGTTATATGCCGCAGGCTTCAGCTGGCCGATGGGCAGCATCTTCCATTCCATATCCGATGTCTTCACACGCTTGCTCCTCTCTGAAGGCAGCCGCCACCGCTCTGCCGTAACCGGCGAGGTGGTGCCACCTGCAATAATTCCGTACGCTGTCCCGTGACAGCTTGGTCTTTCTGGCGATGGCCTTGTAGCCCATCCCCTGCTTCCGCATGTCTTCTATCTGCCGGCGCTGGCAGTCGTTCATGACAGGCTCCTTTCACACAACAAAAAAGCTCCGGGCCAAATAGCCTGGAGCAGATGATTCGATTTTAGATGCCGGGTATCCCCCCTTATGAATTTCGCGTTTTTTCACGTTTGAGGGGGCGGCGGTCATGGACGGAAGGGCTGCAGAGATTTGCATCCCCCGCCCTACGGACGGATTCAGTACTTGTACTCGATGTTCCGGTCTTCGGTCATCGTCTTATGGTCATGACAGCTCTTGCAAAGGGGCTGCCAGTTCGTTTCGTCCCAGAACAGTTTCGCATCACCGCGATGCGGTTTGATATGGTCAACGACCGTTGCCGGGACGAGACGGCCTTTTGCTTTGCAGCGGATGCACCAGGGATGACGTTTCAGGAAAAACTTCCTGGCCTTCTGCCACTCCCATCCGTAGCCACGTGTTTCTGCATCAGCCCGGTCGCCCTGGCACTGCCGTTCATGTTCCTCACAATATTTTCTTCCATACGGCACCAGCCTGGGGCAGCCCGGATATTTGCAGGGCGTCTTCGGTCTTCTGGGCATTTACATCATCTCCGGCATCAAAAAAGGACCGATGGCGTTCAAGCCTCGGTCCTTCATTCTTTTCTTGCTGATTATAGTATATCTTACAGAAGCCTGTGACATCAAGTGCTGCTTTAGTGACATTCAGTGACATTCGCCAGGAATCTCGATGTGTTTCAGGGCTTCGTCATGCAGCCGATACACCTGGCGGATATGAAGTCCGAGAGTATCGGCAATGGATGCCCAGTCCTTGAAAGCCAGGTAGCGGAGTTCCAGGACGACCCGTTCCCGGGCATCTGGCACTCGGCTGACAGCCATCATGATGTCTGCCTTGAGTTCGACCAGGACGTCGATGGCTTCATCCACTTCCTGTTCCATATCCATCATACGGGCGATGGTTTCTTCCAGACGGTGCGGATTGGGTGTCCCGCTTGGCGGCACCGGGCTGAGTGTCGATGACGCCTTGATAGCCAGCTGCCGCAAAGACGATACCTGCTCCAGCTTGCTGTCTATCTGTATGTTGATGTTCCGTGCCTGTTCCAGGTACGCCTTGGCTTCCATACGCTTTTCTTCTCCTTCTGTTTCCGGTTTCATAGTATACCCCCATTTTCTGTTTCCGTCATGCCCAGGTCAGCCTTTACGGCTTCAATCAAAGCCGCCTGGGTTCCGTCTTTGTGTTTCAAGACGTTCAGGATGCGTTCATCAATCGTGTCCTTGGCTACGATGTGCTGTATGATGACCGTCTCGTCCGCCTGCCCCTGCCGCCAGAGCCGGGCGTTGGTCTGCTGGTACAGCTCCAGACTCCAAGTCAGGCCAAACCAGATCAAGATGGAACCGCCCTGCTGCAGGTTCAGGCCGTGTCCGGCAGAGGCCGGATGGATGAGGGCCACAGGAATCTTTCCCGCATTCCAGTCGGCGAAATCCTGCGGCTCCTTCAGCTCCCGGGCTTCCATCCGCTGCTGGATACGGTCTTTATCATGCTTGAACCAATAGGCCACCAGGACCGGTTTCCCGTTGGCGCTTTCCACCAGGTCTTCTAAGGCATCCAGTTTCCGGTCATGGATGGCCGCCACGTCCTTGCCATCGGTATAAATCGCGCCATTCGCCATCTGCGAAAGCTTCAGGGTAAGCGATGCGGCATTGGCAGAGGTGACCTCGCCGCCTGGAAGCTCCAGTACCAGGGACTTCTTCAGCTCATCGTACCGTTTCTTTTCCGTTTCACTCAAGCGGACCTCTTTCGCTACGCTCACCAGTTCCGGCATCTCCAGATAATCTGTTGCCTTCATGGACACGGTGATGTCGGAAATCTGGTGATAGATGGCTTCTTCCGCTCCCGGCAGGGGCTTGTAGGAATACACCACCATGCCGTTGCGCTTATCCGGCTTGAAGTATAAGTTACGGTACTGGCTGATATATCTTCCCAGCCGCTCCCCCATATCCAGGATACGGAACTCGGCCCAGAGATCCATCAAGCCGTTCCCGGTTGGTGTCCCCGTCAGCCCTACGATGCGTTTCACCTTCGGCCGCATGGCCTTCATGGCACGGAACCGCTTCGACTGGTGGTTCTTGAAACTCGACAGCTCGTCCAGGACGACCATATCGAAATCCAGGCGGCTGTTCTCATAGAGCCAGGCCAGGTTCTCGCGGTTCACGATATAGATATCCGCATCCTGCTGCAAAGCCCGCCGCCGTTCTGCCACGGTTCCCACGACCACACTGCAGGTCAGCTCTTTCAGGTGATTCCACTTTCTGAGTTCATCCGGCCAGGTGTCTCTCGCCACCCGCAGCGGAGCTACCACCAGCACCCGCTTAACTTCAAAGGCGTCATACATGAGGTCACGGATGGCCGTCAGCGTTGTCACCGTCTTGCCAAGGCCCATGTCTAGGAACAGGGCTGTAATGGGATGGGACTTGATGTATTCGATGGCGTATTTCTGATAATCATGCGGCATGAACTTCATGCACCTCCGCCCCCTTTCCCATCAGGCATGTGGGCGATAGCCTTCAGGACTGCGGGAATATCCTCCATGGCATCCAGGACGAATACCTGGTAGCCCAGCCGTCGCAACATGGCATGGCGCTTCAGCTGCAGCGGCCTTGGCTTCTGCCCCGGCGCCTTTACTTCCACAAAGCCCATCTTCCCATCAGCCAATAGAATCAAGCGGTCCGGCATACCTGCAAATGATGGCGAAACAAGCTTCACTGCCTTACCGCCAGCCTTCTCCGTTTCCATCACCAGGTGGTGTTCGATTACTTTTTCTCGCATATTACTCACCTCTTTTTTATAGGGGTGCAGGTCGGTGAAGGTCGTTTCATAAACTTCCCTTAAAGACATTTTTTCTATTTTTCAGCCCTAAAGGGGGTTTATATATTGACCTGCACCGACCTGCACCCTTCCCTTTTTCTTACAGGAAATCTGTGACTTTCAGCTTCAGCCCATAAATGAAATACCCGGCTTTCCGCTTACGCCTGTCAAACCCAGTTTTCTCTAATGCTCCGTAAAAATCCGTCGTACTGCGGGTATACTCGTTCATCTGCTGGCAGTACAGCCGATAGGCCGTATAAAGTTCCCCGGACTTCTCGCTGAAAGAGGCATCTTCTTCACAGCAGTCATCCAGGAAATGCCGAAGCCAGTCATTCTGCCCGCGGTATTCATTGATGGCAGATGCGACGCAATCAGGCGTATCCAGGTGATAGTTCTTGGCAATGACCCTCTCCGCCCCTTCGATAATCCACTGCAGGATGGCAGGACCGGCTTTCTCCACCAGGTAGTCTGCGTAGTTCTTGATGTCGCTCTTCCCTTCGAACTGGGCCTTGAAGGGCATGACGATAAGACGCCGCCATGTCCCTTCGTCATTGGCTCCCACCCTGGGCAGGTGGTTCGTGTAGAGGACCAGCGTGTGTGTCGGTACGAACTTAAAAGGATCCTTATACTTCTTTTCGCCGCTCACTTCATCCGTCGAGCAGAGCTGTTTCAGGATGGACGTAGAAAGCCGGACGCCTTCTTCCATTTCGGCGGCAATGATCATGCGCTTCCCCTTCAGCTCCGCCATTTCCGGACGGACGTTCCGCTTGCAGCCTGCCGTCAGGGCATCGGCAGAGATGCCGCCGCAGTAGCTGCCAAGGACGCGGGCCAGGGAATTCCAGTAGGTCGACTTGCCGTTGCGGCCGTCGCCGTACGCGATGACCAGGGCTTCTACATAGACTTTGCCGATAGCCATGAGACCGCTGATTTCCTGGGCGTAGTCGATGAGCGCCGTATCGCCGGTAAAGAACTGCCGGACGGCCTGTTCCCAAATAGCTTTCCCTTCGATGCCCGGGTCTACAGAGGTACATTTCGTGATGAAGTCCGTCGCTCGGTGTTCCTGCCGTCCCCGCATCCCTTTCCGCAGATCATATGTATAAGACGGGGTGTTCAGCAGGAATTCATCTGCATCCAGTGCCTGGATAGGCATCTGGACCATGGGTTTCAATGCTTGCAAGGCCGACAGGATATAGCGCATATCGCGGCGTTTCAGGACAAACTTCCGGTACGCTTCTGCGGCAAGGTAGGCGGCGTAGGCTTTGGTCTGCTTTTCCTCAATCATCTTCTCCAGGTTCCGTCCGCCCTTACGGATGATATCTTCCGAAATCCCTGTCCCTGCTAATTCCCTGAGTGCCTGCTCGGACTGTTCATTAGCATCAGCCAGCTGCAAATCCAGGAATTCTTCCGCTGCACCGACCGCTGCCTGCCGCGATTCTTCCCAGCAGATGCCATCGTAGCGGATGAAATCCGTGCTGTCGGTGTAGCGCAGCTCGTTGCCGTATTCTCTGGCGATGACCTTGGCCTGGCCGATATCCGAATAATCCTCCGGCCGCAAGGAGTCCCGGGTGCCGAAATCGTTGTTGTATTCATCCGGGCTGACGTAACCTTCCTGCTTTGCGATGCGCTTGCCGAACCGTACGGCACTGCCCCAGATAGTGTTCAGCTCGGTGTCGGGAAGCGGCGGGTCGCACTTTTCCGCTTCGTCGAGGAAAATCTGGTACGCCTTTTCCGTCGCCCCGTAACGTTTGATGACGCGGCCGGCAAAACGGCTCATAGTGCTGTTCCGGCGTCCGGCCGGGATACTGCGTGACTCGGTATCTCCCACTTTGAGTACCTGGTCGATTGTCGTTTCCCCGTCCTGCCACAATACTTTCTCGACAGGGCAGCCATAGATGAACCGGGCTGCATCGAGAGCCGCTTCATCGAAGAAGGGATACGCCCGGTGGATTGCCCGTTTCAGTTCTGTATAGTGCTGTTCATCCGTAATATCCGGGATCCCGAAATAAGCATGGAAGCGCGGTCTGGCACACTTCCCGTCCTTGGGTTTCATGTGATTCCTTGATGGCACGACGGCCACCGAGACTTTCGGCAGTATGGCCAGGAGCTTTTCCATGGAAATCCAGTCAGCAGGATTCTCCGAGTGGGTGTTGTCACAATCCATGACCAGGACGTCGGCGGAGAGAAAATTCTCCCGCTTCCGATAACAATCTTTGAAGGCTACGCAGACATGATCGAAGGCGGCTGCCGCCTTCAGGTCCTCGGCACAGCTGATTTTCTGCTGCCTGGGATAGCGGCAATTCGCTTCCACGCCAGCAAAGTCTGACCTATAAAGTGTAAAATCCATCTTATTTCACCTCGTTAATATACCGAATTGTTTTTCCTTTTCTTTGGGCGTACTGGATTTCTTTTTCCATTCCCGCCGAAATCACATCGCCAAAGACCCAGAGTTCGACGCAGCGGGACAATAGTGCGATATCCATAAAGAGTGCCAGTTCCCGTTCCGATTCTTCGTCGAGGAACTGCGGTAGATACAGATGCGGTGCCAGAGGGATATATCCCTGGTCTACCGTATAGCGGCAGTAGGCACAGGCTTTCCGGATATTTTCTTCCACATCCCCGGCATAGGGCGAACACACGTACACAACAGGCATGAACGGGAACCTTTGTGGTTCCACGTTCCTGATTGCCTGATACGCTGTCGGGTCCGGATAGTACTCTGCATTACGTTTCGGATTGTTTTCCATGCAGTTCCATCCACCCCTCCGCACATTCATCGCACAATACTGCCGTTCCCACCAGGTCAGCGTCACTGTCTGACAGGACATCCTTCAGATTGACAGGTACTTCCCTGCCACAGACCGGGCAACGGCAGAAAACGTTTTCGTCATTGATTTCGACCGTCACATCGACACCATCCTTAAGTGGTTCTTTTACGTAAAACATGTTTCATCCCTCCAGTTCCGTCTTGTAATAGGTCATGAGCATCTGCTTGCGCTGCTGGAAATCCGGGCAGGAATACAGCAGGCCGTAATCCAGGTGCTGCAGCCGGTCCAGAGCATGGATCTGCTGTGCAGTCAGATAAGGCCGGATGCTCTGCCCTTTTTCGATGCCGTTGGCCAGCCGGAACTGCTTGGCAGACATCCCCAGGACGATGCGGTTCAGCATGTCGGCTTCATTGCTGAAGTGATATGCCTTCGGGCTTTCATGCAGCCGGCAGATCATGTCCGTCAGCATCGGGAATTCCTGCCGGGCAGACAGGAGCGACCGGATGCACTGCTCCATCTCGTTGAAACGCTGGATATAGAGTTCCTTGAAGTGCATCGCCTTCGAGCCTGTGTAGCCCATGACCAGCATGGTGAACCCATCGCGGGTCAGCAGGTAACGTGGCAGTTTTCTTCCCCTGGCATCACGATATGTATTGCCCTCAAAATTGAGTGCAATGAATTCCGGGCTTAATCCAGAATTGGATGCAGTGATTCGTCCGATATCACGCAGAACGTTATAATGCTGTTTTTCAAAAGTCGCTGCAACAAACAGGCTGTCGACCCTTGGTACACCTCTCTGATCAGCAAACACGCCAAATTCATCTTCTGGAATCAAAAACTTCATAGCGAATCCCGCCTTTCTTAAAATAAATATCCGAGGAAATTCCCTCTGATAGTGAAAGGACAGGAATCACTATGTTAAGTACCGGGAAATCAATCTTTTTTATAAAATTCGCACTCATACCCGTCTGCCCGGAGTAATAGCCCTTCAGCCCACGACGGCGTCCGGCCCATCTGCTCACAGATGGCATCGACGCTAGTGTCTTTGGAACACTCGATAATCAGTTCATCATGGACATGGCCGACGATGGCGCAGCATCGCAGCGTCTGCATGGCATAGCAGAGGATGTCCCGGCTGATGCCCTGGACGATGTTCTCCACGAACTTCGGGCCATAGCTTTCGAGCCGTTCCCACTTCTTCGTTGCGCCGATGCCTTCATAGGTGACGGATTCCCCACCGAAGCGGTTCTCGCCTATCCGGGGCTTTATGTAGGAAAGCCGCCGTCCGCTGGGGAGCTGTATGAACAGCATGCCGCTCTGATACAGAAAGCGGATGCAGCCAGTCCGCATGGGGATACGTTCCTTGATGGCTGTCTTCACGGCGGCGTCCACCTGCCACCAGAAATCGACGATGTGCGGATTGGCTGACCGCCAGGACCGCACCAGAGGATACAGCTCATTTTCCGTAAGTCCCATGTCCAGGGCGCCCATGGCCTTCAGCGCTCCTACGGAGCCGCCATAGCCAAGGGCCAGTTCTGCGATTTTCCCTTTCTGCCGGAGATGCCCGTTGACGCCATGCTTTTCTACGGGAACGCCGAACATGGAGCTAGCCGAGGCGCAGTAAATGTCGCCATTCCTGGCAAAGACATCCGAACGCCATGTTTCTCCTGCCAGCCACGAAAGCACCCTGGCTTCAATGGCCGAAAAATCCGCTACGGCAAACTTCAGTCCCTGCCGGGGCACAAAGGCCGTACGGATCAGCTGGGAAAGGACATCGGGGATGGAATCATACAGGAGTTCCATGGCTTCGTAATTTCCCTGGCGTACCAGTTCCCGGGCTTCCGAAAGATCCGGCAGATGATTCTGGGGAAGATTCTGCAGCTGGATGTGCCGGCCGGCAAACCGCCCGGTCCGGTTGGCCCCATAGAACTGGAACATCCCTCTGGCCCGGCCATCCTCGCAGGCCGTCATCCCCATGGCCTGGTATTTCCGGACCGAGGATTTGGCCAGCTTCTGCCGGAGCAGCAACACACTGCGCAGCGGTTCTTCTGCCGTCTTCAGCAGCTTTTCTACCTGCTTTTTGCCCAAGGAATCGGTCTTCATCCCATGCTGTTCCAGCCAGCCGATCATCTGTATGACGGAGTTCGGGTTCTCCAGACCCGTCTTTTCCTTCAGCACAGCCATCAGGCTGTCCCGGCTGCGGGCATCGATGACGATGGCATTTTTAGCCAGCGTCCTGTCGATGGCGATGCCCCGGTCATTGATTTCCTGGTCGAGATGATATTCATCCCATATCGGTTCCGGGACGGGATACTTCTTCAGCCGCTCCTGGATGGCCATTTCCACTTCCACATCCCGTTTGTTGTAGGACTTGAACAGTGTCCATTTGTCCAGCGCATGCTGAGGAAGGTTTCTTGTCCGGCCGCCATTCGATTTTGTTTCCTTGCAGGGAACACAGAAATAGCGGATCAGGTCTTTGCCTTCCTTTATCTTCTGGCTGTCCAGCTTCAGCACGGCTCCTACGCCTTCCAGGGAAAGGGGCAGGCCCATATAGGCCGACCAGACCATGGAGCATTTCCATCCTGCCGGATTGAGGAACCTGGCACAGTCCTGGGAAAGCGGATGATGGTCACGGAACGGGTCCAGGCTCATCCCCAGGTCACACAGGTAGCGCGACAGGCAGACCCGTTCAAAGCTGGCATTGAACGCCCACTTGGTAACGGATTCATCGGTCAGGGCATCCAGGATATCGTCCGGGATGCCCTCTCCCTGCGCCAGGTCAACGACCTGCACTTCGCCGCCGTCCACCGAATATCCAAAGAGAAGGATTTCAAAGGCTGGCGATTCGGCATATTTGTACACACCGCATTTTGCCAGATTGATATCGCTGAATGTTTCAATATCGATACTGATGGTTTTCATACGCTTCACCTCGAAAAAGCGGCGAGGCACAAGGCCCCGCCGCTATTCACTACTACTTATTTCCGGAAGGATTCCATCTGCTTGCGGTGGTACTCTTCTTCCCGTTCATCCCGGTGCCGAGCCATTTCTTCATCCCGCTGGTCTTTTTTGATATCCGTATAGATCATAGCCACGAAGAATCCTCCGGCGCACAGTGCAACCAGGCAGTACAGGCCATCCAGAATCAGTCTCATCATAGTTTCCATAATCACGCCTCCTTATGCCAGGAAATCATCATCGTCAGCCGTAGCGAAGTCATCTTCTGCACGCGGCTTGCCGCCAAGGGGTTCACCATCACGGATTTTCTGCAGGTTGTTCAGGCCGCAGGCGATGCCCTTGTTGCCATTGCTGTTGAAGGCATAGAAGTTGATGGATGCACGGCCATAGACGCCGGAGTAGACTTCAGAGCGTTCCAGGATATGCTGGCAGTCAGCATCAACGATGCCCGGCTTGGTCGCCGAGTTGGCATTGACGAAGAAGCTGTCTTTATAGGCATCATCGCCCGGGCGTTCCAGGTCGCCGTCACGGAGCGGCGTTTTGATGGCTTCGAGAGCCGGTACAGTGCGGCCATTGCCCTTGAGCTTGCTTTCGCCTTCTTCGTAAGCAGCCTTGATGGCAGCGCGGATTTTTTCTACGGTCTTTGTATCCGACTTAGGGATGATCAGGCTGACGCTGTATTTCGGCGTACCGCCGTTGATGGACTTCGGTTCCCAGACGTTGGCGTAAGACCAGCGCGTATTGACTCCGGTGATTACCTTGCACGGATTGACGTAGTTGTTAGACATAGTAGTTTCCTCCTTAATTTGCAGCGTTAAAATCATCAGCCGCCGTATGCATCGCCGGACGCTTGTCCGATTCCGGTACCAGGACCGGTTTTCCCTGCGGCTTTTCGACTAAATTTGACAGCAGTTCTTCGAACCGCTTCTTGCCGAGCTGTTTTGTCATTGCCGTGATGCCGAGCAGCTTCTTTTCATATGGGTCGAAGCCCGCTTCTTCCACTTTGGCGGCGACTGCTTCTTCACTTACGTAGCGGCGGTTCGACCGGCCTTCGACCAGTTTCCATCCGTCCCACTGCTTGCCGGAAAGGGCTTGCTGCAATGCGTATTCCTTGACATCCCCGGCCCAGTTCACCAGTTCATCGGCCCTCTCCAGGACGGCTTCGATTTCTTCATCCTGCAGCGTGGACGGGACGGCAAAATCATACCGGGCCAGTTCCAGATTGTACTCGGCCCGCTTGCGGCAGGTTGCCTTGATCTTGCAGAAGCGGCAGTGGTCACCGGCTTTATATTCGCCCTCACCTTTCGCCGCCAGTTCTGCCGCAGGCTTCAGCACCGTTTCGGCCCACTGGAGCAGTTCTTCCTTGCTCATGGTGCAGGTGCTGACGTTGTCCCGGCGGGGCTGGAAGATCGTCATGGACACCTGGCGGATATCATAGATGCCATCAAACAGGTTCAGCGCACCGAGGGCATAGCACATCATCTGCGGATTCTTCTCGGAATCCACCAGGACTCCCAAGCCATGCTTGTAATCGATGACTGTCAGGGTATCGTCGGCTACGATGAGGCAGTCGCCTGTTCCAAAACCGCCTGGCACCCACTGGGAAAAGTCCAGCCGCTGTTCGATCATGATCATCGGGTCCTTGCAGGATGCTTTGGCTGTGGCCAGGCATTCCATGACGAACTGCGCGTATTCATCAGTGCATTCCGCCATCTCCTCATCAAAGTACGTGAGTCCCTTCGTCGGATCTTCCAGTTTCTGCCCCAGCGCCGTCTTCACCTTGAATTCGCAGAGCGTATGGGCATCCGTTCCCTGGCGGGCGAATTCACTGGAGGTATCCGGCAGCTTGGCACATTCCTTCGCAGACGGCGGGCAGGCCAGCCAGCGGTAGCAAGAAGATGCGGACAGCACCGCATGTTTATCCGGCATGGCCAATCACCTCCAGTTCCTTCAGGAACGCTTCATACTGTGCCGCATCAATGCCGGACAGCTTGTCCGCCCCGTACTTCTGGATAAGGCTGCGAACTTCGTCCGTGAATCCCTTGCGGGCCTTGTCGGCAGCGACTTTGCGGACATCTTCCAGTGTCAGCGGCTTTTCCAATTTCTCTGATTTCGCTTCCGAAGCTGTCGGATTATCTTCTTTCACCGCCATGGCCTCGGAAATCTTCAGCAGTGCCTTGCCGCAATCGCCCAGGGCCGCTGCCAGTTTCTGCAGTTCATCGTTTGTCATACGGATTGACTCCTTTCGCACATCTTTGCATTGATAAGAGATGGATGTTCCTAGCGATACTGCGGGTCGTGGCGCTGATGGTCATCAGCACCGCCGCCAGTTCCCGGTCCAGCTTTTGCTGCTGAGCCAGTTTTTCAGGTGTCTGTGTGTACATCATCTTGGGTTCCTCCTTCCTAAAGGGCTTCTTCGTTCGCCCTCCACCAGTAATAGGACAACCGCATCATCGTTAAGTACCGATTTTCCAAAAAAATCCGGCCGCTTTGTTCGCAGCCGGATTCCCTGGCTGTTTAGCGATAATCCTTGAGACGGTCCTGCAGTAACGCGTAAAGCTTATGTTTCCGCTTGTTGACGGCTTTCTGACTCAGCCCGACTGACTCCCCGACCGCCGCTTCGCTGAAGCCATCGGCAATCATCGTCAGGATGGTCCGGTCAATGTCTTGCAGTGCAACTAGTTCTCGCCGGAGAGCTGTCAGCAACTCTTTTTTCAGGACAATCTCCTCCAAGTTGAAGTCACATTCCGGTTCCAGCTTGAATTCATCATGGAGCTTGTCAGCGGATACTTCATCATCTCCATGTCGCTGTTTTCTTTTGTCTTCACGCCAGATTGGCCGCATGTAAGCGCGATACTGTTCTTCAGTTGCCGGAATCAGGACAGTACGTACCTTACGGCAGCCGATTTTTGACCAGCGGACTTCACAGTCCTTGTACTCCTCGGTGATGACGTTTTCTGAAGTGAGTTCCAGAGGAATGTAGTACTTTTTGTCTTTGTTTGTCTGTAGATTGGCCATGCGCGATCTCCTTCGCATAATGCGAAGCGAGAATCCACGCAGGCAGCCTGTCGAAATTGACCATAAGATGCATCCTCGCTTCTATGGCCAACCATCCCAGTAGGCTGACGTGATTAACTTTCCAGACCGTCTCCCAGTTCTGGGCACATCCGCGTCCGGATGTGAACGTTGAGACGGAAATTTCATTCAAATGTCTTTATAAGCTCATCTAATTCCCCAAGGTATGATAAAATATAAGTAATTCATGGTGTTTCCTTGGTTGTCCAGATGCTTGCTCATTGGTTCTGCCTTAATTCTAGCAATTCACGCTCATTAAAAATCGGACTGGACGGACAGCCTCGGACAATTTCGGACTGGACTACTTTAAAGGTGGTGTAGCACTTGAAATTTTCAGAGTTTACTTCTGGCTTACTTCCTTTTTGCATCGGACAAATGAAGAAAGAACAATATTTTAATGAAATCATCGGGAATTTCATCCAAGATGCTGCTATGGACTCATGTCCTATCCTTCATAAGAAAGCCGATACAAAATATCGATTTTTAAGAGGTACTCGTAAAATCCAACCTGCAGATGCGAAATACCTTTACGCTAATCGTGACAAGGAAAAGTTTTCTCATTGGATTGCTGATAGAACCGAAGAATGTGATTCTTATGATGCGGTAGCAAAATGGCTGCACGATAATGGAATAGGCAATTCTTGTGTCGACGACGCTTGTGCTGATTTACTTGAAAATATTATTTTGTCGCTTATAGACAACTCAGCAACAAATAGTGAGTTTTCTAATGATTCCTCCGGTTTTACTCACGACATATCTTTAATTGAGGATATTGAGAAAAAAATAAAATTGCTTCCTCGTCCGAGTTCTATCCCGGTTCCGAAAGAAGCAACTGAAAACGAAAAAATATATATTGATGAATTATATAGAGCCTATGGTGATGCAGAAGGTCTCCCATCATTTTCAAAAAACGATTTAGGTGATTATCCTGATTATGCCGATGACCTCGATGATCGTCGAGTTGACTATTATTCTGCCGCTTCTATTCAAAGGGGCGTCTTGGAATTAGGTAGCAATAGACTTTCCAATCAGTTTGACGTACTCAAAGAAGAAATTTTTGATGGGGTAAAAGATACAGCCAGAAAATCCCACCCCAATGGATACGAACGAATGCTGTCGGTAATGGAACAAGCCGTAAAAATATCTGCCCCAAATTATCTATTAAGCTCATCCCCTTATTGGATTAGCGGGAAAATAAAAAAGGGAGTATGTCATTATCTTGTCAATGATCATAAATTAAGGTGGGTCAAGAAAAAACATGGATAATACTAAGGCTATTAGCTCTGCCTTTGAAATGGCATTGCGTGTCCTGCTCTTATTAAGCAAAGTTAAAAATCGTTCAATAACGATTATGCAAATATGTGAAGTTGATTTCATTGCCGTATACGCAGCAGATTTTGGATTGCTGGACGAAAATCTGCATGGGTACGGAACTTACAGATTCAGCGAATTTTTAGCACGAAAGTCAATTGTATCGAAAGCCGTGAAAAACCTAGTTCTTAAAAGATGCATAAGGTTTAAGACATCCAAAAAAGGTTATTTATTCCAAATAACTCCTAAGGGTCTTGATTTTGTTAACGAACTTAAAGTTTCATATGCTGAAGAATATCGATTAGCTGTTGAAACTGTAGTAGATGCCTATAGGTTGTCAGAGTCATATATGTTAAAAGAAATCAATCGATATACACTCCAGTCTTTGCAGGAGGATGCTCATGAATAGATTTTATTTGAATAAATTGATAGTTTCTGGTGGACAACACCAAAGTTCCATAATTGAATTTAATCCAGGATTCAACCTTATCATTGGCCCATCCAATACCGGGAAAAGCTTTATAATGGATTGTTTGGACTATGCTCTTGGAGCATCACCAAGCAAAACGCATCCATCTAAAGTTCTTGATGCCAATAATGGATATGAATTAATATCACTGGAACTTACAACTCAAGGAGGGTCCGTAACACTTAATAGAAAAATTGGTGATAGTAAAATAGAAGTAATCAGTTCAGATCCATCTATTAAAAACGGACGTTATAGTGTTTCCAATACAGCTAAAAAAAATATTAATTCTGTATTTCTATCTCTTTTGGGGATTGATTCTGAGCATAAAATCCTATCTTCAGAGAAAGGAACCACCCAAAATTTATCCTGGCGAACCATATTACATTTTTTCTTTCTTCGCCAGGCTGATATTGCCAGAGAAACCTCTCCACTTATCACGCCCGGATGGAACGCACCGACACCGTCAATAGCTACCCTTTTATTTTTATTAACTGGTAAAGACGCTAATAATTTGCAAAAGCAAGAAGATCCGGCTATAAGCAAGGCAAAGAAAAAAGCTCTTCTCACATACATACAAGAGAAATTAGATGATTTAAGTAAGCGACGGGCTGAATTAGAAAAAGCCGCATCTCAATGTGAAATTGTAGATATTCCTAATGCCATAAAAGAATTGAAAAAACAAATTCAACAAATTAAAAATCACATTGATACAGCCGTATCCAAAGGACATTCCATCATGTCTAAGATTTATGATTTAAATGGTAAACTCTCTGAATGCGAAACTGTAATTCACAATTTTTCCATTCTCCATCAACAATATCAATCAGATATACATAGATTAGAACTCATAATAGATGGTAGCTTAGCATCTCAGAAATTTCCTACAGTTGCACACTGTCCGTTTTGCAATTCCAAAATCACCACCCCACCTGATACTAAATACATAGAAGCATCTTCTGTAGAACTGAAAAAAATAAAGACTCATATTGAAGGATTATTCAAAGCTAAAGAAAGCGTCGAAAAAAAGAGACAGGGGGTGCTACTGAATATAAAAAAACTAGAGGAACAAAAAAATAAAATTGATTCATTGATATCGAATGAACTTACTCCCCAGTTATTCAATATTCAACAAGAATTGGAAGAAAAAATGAATTTCATGCGAATTTCTGGCGAACTGGAATGTCTACAGCAAAATGAACTTCAATATAGGAAGGAATTGTTCGATAAAGAAACTGAAGAAGACCCAGTTATCACTAAACGAAAAATAGCCGATTTCTTTGACTATGATCTTATTCACGGATTCGAAGAAAATCTAATAAAGATTCTAACTGCGTCCAAGATTGGTGGCGCCAATACCGCGCGATTAAACATGCAAAATTTCGACATTGAAATAAATGGTAAGAGTAAGCCAGCTACAATGGGCGGTGGCTTTTGTGCACTTCTTAACACAATAACTACTTATGCTATGAGTGAATACATTATCGAGCAAAACGGCTATGCTCCATATTTCTTTGCATCCGACTCATCGTTAACCCAATTATCAGAATCTGAACAAATCCAGAAAGCAAACACTATTAAGCATAATTTCATTCAGTATCTGGTCGAACATGCGTTATCTCGCCAAGTAATCATGATTGAACAAAAAGAACGGATGCCTTTTATTCCTAAGGAAAATCCAGCCAATGGGATTCATATAATTGAGTTCACCGGAAATAAATATGTAGGCCGATACGGTTTTTTAAATGATGTATTTAATATCGAATAAGATTACCCTTTTGTAATATGAAAAAACGGCAGTAACGATAAAAAGCTATCGTTACTGCCGTATTCATATTGCTCCCCACCAGTTTTCATCCTCAACATACGTCAGCTCTATTTTCGGGCATAAAAAAAGCCGGCTTTCTGCCGGGATACATTAAAACCTCGCTAAATATGGAATTTTAGGCTATGCATACCTTCCTTTAAATTGTATCAATCCCAAGCATCTTTGCTCACAGACGGTCATATCATGGCTCGGGCACTGGCTAACACCGACGACGTTTGCTAAGACGCGCGAAACTTCAGCAGGCGTATAGAATTGTCCCTTGCTCTTGCCGCTTTCGGTAGCAAATTTGCGCATCAAGTATTCGTAAGCATCGCCGATGATGTCGTCGTCTTCGGCTCGATTATGGGAAAAGTCTAATTCTGGTTTTTGAAAGATAGAAATCAAGTTGGTCAGCTTATCAATCATTTCTTCATCTTTGCCCAGTTTCTTTTCATCATTAAAATGGGCGATATCGATGATACCCTGTAAGCTTTCATTTTCTTCTGCCAGGCGGGCCACGATTTTATCCATGCCTTCGCCAATATTTTTCGTTCCTTTTAAGGCTACAAAATCATCAAAGGAGCATCCTGTTCTTTTATCAGGGTCTGTTTCCGGATCATGGGCCTTATCGAAAACAATAACATCTTCAAATATCCCTTTATTTTTATACTTGTCTGTAACATACTTCATGAAAAGAAGGGTGAGGATATAGTTCTTATATTCAGATGAATCCATGCCTCCTCGGAGCTGATCACAGCTCGCCCATAATGAAGCATATAATTGTGTTTTCTTAACCGCCATTTCCGGATCTCCTTACTACTCTAAATTGCTATTGAAGGTCTTTCTTTTGACATTCAATCCAAACGCTAATATAACTATTTTATTATACATCACAAACGCTTTTTCCTTCAATATTGATGTTTTCAACGACGCCCCGGACATCCCCATGTCCGGTCTTTTTTTTGCGTAGTTATCACCTTAGCACAGATTTTCCGCATCAAAATATGCTTTTTCACCTTGAAAAACGGACATCCCTATGACCCTACTTTGGGCAATATTTTCGGGCATACTATTACCAGGAAAGAAAACAATGTCCCAGGCAAGACGTTAAAAGGCCTACCGCTATAGGCGTTCACCCAAAGTACACAGGTGGCTCGAGCGGCCATAGTGGTCAAAACTAAATATCTATCCCTGTCTACGAGCATGGCAGGTCCATCGAAACGAGTTTTTCATCCCGTTCCGGACGACCTGTCATGCTCTTTTTTTGTGCCTATCTCCGGTCCGGGATGGATCGGAGGTACAATATGACAAAGAAAGCCAATGAAAAGAAAATCTATGATAAACAGACAAAAAAATGGTATGTAGTGCCAACAGAATGCTTCAAAGCCTACGACCGACTGTGCAACACAGTGAGGAAGCGGATGCAGTATCAAGGACGCTGCTGCTGCCCCAAGGGTAAGTGGTGGCTGTGTGATACCAACTGTCTCGACTGTGAGTTCTATATTTCGCCGACAAAATCATTAAACGAATCCATTTTTAATGATGACGGTTCCAGCAACGGCACACTTTTAGACCACATCGCAGACCCAAGCGCTATTGCAGAAAAGATCACGTCTGACCGCAATTTGTTACAATACCTCTTTGCTAAGCTGCAAGAGCTGGACCCGGATGCAGAAAAACTGATGGCTATCTGGATGGAGCACCCCGAAGGAATTTCAGACCGGAAAGTAGCAAAACTGCTGGGTCGACCACAGCGGACCTTCGCCAACGAAATGAAACGTTTCCGTGAAAAATATCGTCACCTGATTGACGATTAAAATCTTCTGAGCATAGAAAAAAGCCGATATAAGACATCACAACTCGATGCCCTATATCGGCTTTTCTTATCCGCCCCCTTACGGGGATTGTGGTTCTTACCCCGAAGACGCCTACGAAGAAGATGGCAACTATTACTGTTTCCGTCCCCTTACGGGGATTATGGTTCTTATCATTCCCTGGGACTTGTCATATTGTCAAGGTAGCGGCGCAACAGTTTCCGTCCCCTTACGGGGATTATGGTTCTTATCGAAAGTATCGCAACGTCTGAACACAATGGCAGCATGTCAAGGTTTCCGTCCCCTTACGGGGATTATGGTTCTTATCGACACTTCCGATGAGGAAGACCAGGGAGAAATCGTATTGTTTCCGTCCCCTTACGGGGATTATGGTTCTTATCAGCACCCCTTACAGATGGCGTAAGTACGCCATGGATTTTACAATTCGCGAGGCGGATTTTATTTTTCCGCTTTTTTCTTGATTTTACATGAAAATCTCTATCAAAAGTTCTCACAAGCCGCAGTTTCATCACAACGGGGCGGAATGTTAAAAATCTCTGATAAGATGCCTATATTATACCATAAATTTAAAAGCCGGTATAGGACGTTCCCATACTGGCTTCTACATAATGCGTCTGCTATAATGAAAACAATAAATAGCGGGATTTCAAAAAACTAATTTCATCTATATAAGGAGGCTTTTTGAAATGAAAAAGTTCTTTCTAGTAATTATTTCTCTATTTACCTTATTGTTTTCATCATCAGCTTTTGCCGCAGATGACGACTGGATTTATGCCGGACGCTTTGGTTTATTGTGGAGACCACCGATTTCACATAATGTCGATATGTATTTAGTCAATCACTTGACAACATTTAGAGGAAATACTTCTATGAATGATCCAGAAGGTCAGCTACCATATGATGTTTATTATAAGCATGATCATTCAACAGATACGGGCGATAATCAGCATGAATATAATAACCATAGCTTCCGGTTCCAGGTAAAAATTGTTCCATTAAGTATCAAGGGAAACACAATGGGATCTGGTATTACTGCAGGTACAATTGTATGTAGCTATACGGTTGCTGCAAAAGGAGCCTTCTGTGTCATAATGAAAAGCTTCAAGGTCTTCGATACTCAAACTCATCAGCAGCTTTTTAATGCAGAAGGAGATTTTTGGTCAGAACAAATGTACAAAGATTCAGCAGCTGAAGCAATTCTAAAAGAAAGCGCTCCACATCCCGTTTTTCAAAGTACTGCTAATCAGCTAAATGGCGTAGGGTATTACAAATACAGATAACATTAAAAAGCCGGTATAGGATATTCCCATACCGGCTTTTTCTTATGCAATCTTCTGTTTTACGTCTGCTACGATGGTTTTGATTGCCTGCTGCATCAAGGTGATGTAGAAGCGGTTGCGGATTTTGACCCACCAGCTTGTTGTGGTCTGGATTTCGGCTTCCAGCGAATCAGTGAGATTCTTCATCTGCGCTTCGATGAGCTGCTGCAGGTCATCGAAGTCGATGGCTTTGATGGCAGCATCGGCTTCTTCTTTAGCAAAGGATACGACCGTATCGGCTACGGCTTTCTTGATTTCATCACGGTTCATGTTAATTGCCTCCTTCAAGGGTTTGTTCATAATCAGTAATACCACGAGCTACAGCTCTGGCCATGGCGTCTTGAGCATTCGCCAGGAGTTCTTCATCGTCCGGATTGGTGATGAAAGCCAATTCGACGAGGACGGCTGGCATCGCTGTATTGGTCAGGACATAGAGTCCGTTGACGCCAGGAGTAGCAATTTTCACACCACGGTCCGTCGTATCCAGGGCATCAACGAGCTGACTCTGGATGCAGTTGGCCAACATGCTGCCGCGATAACTGCCAGCATAAGCCCATGTTTCTGTGCCATTTGCCGCTTCCGCAGCTGCTGCATTGCAATGGATAGAGACGAAAATATTGGCGTCACTGTTATTCGCCGCTTCACAAATATCGTACAGGCTGTCAGACTGAAGCAGCTCCGTTTCCACACCGGCAGCATTCAGATAGCTTGCCGCAGATTGACCGACCGCCAAGGCGACGTCACATTCGCGCAGCCCTGTTTCATCATTTACGGCACCGGGATCAGGATTGCCATTTGGCGCATGGCCGGGATTCAGGAATACTTTCATTGTTTTTCTTCTCCTTTCTGATGAACGGCGGACTTTACTGTACCGCCAATGTAGCCGAGTAAGCCAGAGGCGATGGACATGGCTAACTCGTTGAGGTTATAAAAAATGGCCATGATCAGGGATGTAACCAGTCCGATAATGACCAAACAATCAGGAATATTAATTTTATCGATAAGCAAAAACTCACGCTCCCTTCGGGGTGACGCTTACGGTGCCATCTTTACGAACGATGTCGAAGTCTTCCATCGGCAGGATGCGGTCGGCCACGGACTTCCAATGGCTGTCTGCCTTATAGGCTTCCAGTGCCGCCTTAGGTACAAGGACTTTCGTTTGAGATGGAATACCCCGCTCATAATTTGTTCCACTCTCGACAACAAAATCAACGTTTTCATTATCCAAAATGAGGTATTCCAATGCGGTACAGGTAGAAAAGGTATGGTACGTATTGATGGTCGTACTGCCGACATTCCTCAGCGTATCGAAATAGACGCATTTAAGGCTCGTGCAGTATGCAAATAAACTGTAGATAGCATCAATGTCCCCAAAACCACTCATATCCGCCGATTCCAGATTGCTGTTACCTAGGAACAGCGATCCCAGGCTTGTGATGAGGCTTTTAGAGATACCGCTCAAATCGACACATTTTTCATCAAAGCCGGTCCCTGCATTATTGCCTTTTGATGGACAAAACAGATAAAGGAGTGAATACGAATTACGGGTAACGTCCATGACGTAAATTCTGCTGTTGGCTTCAATTTGGTCCTTTGAACCCAGTTCTACTGTCAAGCCCTGATCCTGATAGAGCTTGTTTTGCCCTAAGTAAACGGTGGTATACCCTTCCGGGACCGTGATGTCGGTCGGGATTTGAACTGCCTCAGAAGCCGTAATGGTAACGTCACCACAAATCAGGCCATCTTCCAATTTCCCCGATACACTAACCTTGCCGCCAGCCCATCCCGCGTCGGGTGTTATCTTCGTTTTGAAAGCATATGAAATATCAAGAGTGGCTTCAGATTCCAATTCCAGCGTTTCGCTTCCGGATCTTGCCAAAGTATCTATCGTTCCCGCTACTTTCGGTGTAAAAGAAGCAGAAATGGTCTGGTGCGGAACCTGCTGGATGGTCACCTTATAAGGTGTGGCAGTGACAGTGCTGGTGCCGCCGCTTCCCGTATTCGTCCCTGCTGTATAATTTCCATCTGCGTCATAGAAGGTCTTGCCTTTGGCCACATCAGCCGCTTTTGCTGTCGTATCAGACACTTCGCAGAAACGAGCCTTGCCGCCACTTTTCAAAGGAATCAGGACGGCCGGCACTTCACTGTAACTGGCCCCGGCAATCTTCACATCTACTTTCATATCTCTTCCTCCCTACACGACCGTCAGGACTTTCGTCAGGCTGTCTTGGGAAACGGAAACGGTCGTCAGGCTGCCTGTCACCTTGGTGCCGTTGATATAGGCTGTCTTACCGCTGACAATCGTCCCGGCAGCAGCGGTAGCATCACTGGTATCGACCACGCTGGACTTGCCACTGATGCCAAGTACCGTCACACCGGACTTGATGTTGCCGCTGACGAGCTTGGCCTGTTCCTCTTTGCTAATACGCACAGAACCGCTACCATTATGGAAGCCCGCCGGAATGGTATAGGCACCATCGGCCTTTGCGATGCTGCCGCTGACCGCGCCATTGTTGCTCATCGTCCCGGTAACAGCCCCATTTCCAAGAAAGGCCGACTTGCCGCTCAGGATATCGCTGGAAGCAGCAGTAGCGCCAGACGTATCATAAAAGACAGCGGCGCCTTCCCCTTCTGCCAAAGGAATTGAAACCTGCGGTACTTCTGCATAGATAACAGAATTAATTTTTACGTTCTTCGCCATAATGATTGCTCCTTTACTCGACTTTTAACTCATAACCGTTGAAACTGATTCTGCCATAATTCGACGGAATGGCAGCTACCGTCACTTTGGAAAGGGCGGTATACCCGACATCTGCTGTGATGACCTGCTCCTGAGCTTCTGGAATGATACATTTTTCCTGAAAGGCAGAAGAGGGTACCTGCGGCATAGAAAGGATACCGACCAGAGTATTCCGTTCATGTGCCATGCCCCATCACGCTCCTCTCTAGGAAAAAGTCTCTGACCGGGATGATGGTATCGGTATAACCGTTCTTCCGCATAAGTTTCATCTCATAGACGTAACGGCCACAGGCCAGCAGCTGTGTATCTTCCGGCAAAAACTGCAGTACGTAGCGTTTTTGCTCCTGCCGGATGCCTTGTCCCAGTGTTTTTGTAAGAACGGGTTCCTTATCCGTAATGAAGCGTTTCAGCGTAAATGTCAACCGGTCGCCATCGTCCAGGATAAAGACACTGCCCGTCACCCGTTCTCGGATAGTCAGATCGAATTCCGCGGAATCGCCCCGCGTCAGATGAATCCGGTTCTTTACTACAAAAAAGCTCATCTCCCTCACCCCTGTTCATGTTGGCGCTGCTCCATCACATCCAGGCGGTGATGAGCATGTTCTGCCGATTCTTCGACACGGGACAGCCGCTCGGCCATTTTCTGCCGCTTCGCTTCGGTATCTGTCAGCTGCCGGCGCAATTCAACGATGCAGTCCCGAAGGCCCCGCACCGACTCATTCAGCGGCTTGATGACGCTGAAATTAAAGATGATACCGCAGAGCATCAGGACAGAGACCAGAGAGCCTGCGACTTGCATCCATTCCATCATAATTCTCACCTCCTAACCGGTACGCTGGAACATGTAGACCACCAGCGACGGCTGCATGTTGTTGTGTGCCACACCACCTCCGGTGTTGTCTGTCGTAAAGCTGTGAGCATGATTGCCGTCTACCGAAGTTCTGCCAGACCAGGAGCGGGCCGCTTCAAAAGACATGACCGAGGGATAATCATTATGATAGCTGCCGCCTTCATCATTCCAGTTGCCTCGACCACTGATGAAAAAAGCACCGTTGCCGTTGTACCCACTCTGCACATCTCGGCCCCAGAAAGCGCCGGTGATGTTCATATTACCTCGGTCATGATTATGGCTACCGGCGTCTCCCGTTCTTCCTGTATGATTATGGATAGGAATCTCTGCCAGGGTGTTCGCATGTTTTTCTTCGCCCAGCTTATCGCCGGCTTTATACAAGGTACCGCTATCTGCAGCCCCTGCCCCAATCAAACAGCGGCCCATGGCAAAAGCTACCCAGGTGGTCCCTGGCCAATAGGTCGCAGGATTCTTACCGTCTACGGAAATATAGACCGAGCCTGTGGGAAAGGGGCAAGCCTGGATTTTAGCCACTGCTTCTTCATCCATATCGGCATAGGTGACCTTACCCCAGGTACCGTTGCTGTGCAGGACGGTATTCATCTTGCCCACCGCTGGTGCCGGTACAACACCACTCTGACCCGCTGTCTTTTCGCCGCAGCCTGTAAAGTCTGGTAAGGTAATGTCCCGGGTACCGTCAAAGAGCACTCGGTGAATCTTGCGCCCTGTCTGCAGTTTCGTCGCACTGGCGGCATTACCACTGATGCCATTAGCGTGCGCCTTGGCATCGGTCATGTGCGCATTAATATCTGCCGCCGTTGCCGAGATGCGTTCATACAGGCGGGCGTCGTTACTGACGAGCTGCGAGACTGTCCGATTCTGCTGGTTAAAGACAACTGGGTCTTCGGCCAGATACTGCGGAAAGCACACATCGTAATCGAGCCCGTTTTCTACGGCCTCGGTCGGCCGTACTTCCTGGCCGGCACGATCCGGAAAGTCAGCAGACCATTTCGCTTTATTGTATTCATCCATTTGTCGTCACTCCTTTCCCGGATACGATGGTCGCCGTCGAGAAGGTGGCTTCCCCGTTCCAGTAAATCTTGCCATTCCAGGAATAGCCAAGATAAATGGCATAGCCCAGATGAGCCGGTTTATAGATATTGAGCTGCGTGATGAGTTTCTGTAAGGTCGCCGTATCTTTGTCATTCATGATGCAGTAGACCTTGAAGTAGTATTCCTCATTGACCTCTTCGATATGGCCCACACTGTAGAGATTGACGATGGACTCCATGAAGGCTTTCGTCGAGACATCCGTGTGCTGCAGCTTAAAGAGGATGCGCTGGCGGCGGAATTCATCAGTTTCACCATCGCTCGTCCGGATGCCGAGGAAGGATTCGAAGAGCGGCAGTGCCCAAGTGGCCGTACTGACGAAAAAATTATTTGCCAGATCCTGCAGGGCAAGGCGAATACGGTCATGCTCCTCATTGTAGGTTTCCGCCGTGCGGCGAAACATCGGGTCCCTGGATAAGAAATGCGGCAAATACTTCAGGATATCCATCCGGCTCTGCCGCATCCAGTTATTGGCTGACAAGGTTTAGCACCACCTTTCCCGCCACGGGAATCTGCTCGTTTGTCAGTTCCACATTGGCTGATTTGCCGTTAAGCTTCAAATCCTTATAATCCGTAATACCGCTGATGGAAAGAAGAAGCTTTCCCATCTGGGCCAGGCTGACATAAGACAAAGTGAAACCCGTCTGCTTGAGATAGGCTGTCATGGCTGTCTTCACGGCATCAGGATTGGCTGTACCGTAGACGTCTGCCGTAAGATCAATGGAAAGTGGCGCCGGCGAAACGACAGTCACGGTTGCTCCAATGGGCCGCTGGCTTTCAATGTAGTCGTAGACTTCTTGGATTAATTCTTGGGAAGCCGACTCATTTTCTGCCGTGACGATGATTACCTTCACCGTGCCATTGCCTTGCCAGAGCGGGATAACTTTGCAGTTCCCTACACCATCAACAGACATGGCCCAGTCACGGTAGTGATTGGCATTGCCCGAGGTGATGGGCTGGCGCACCCGGAAAAGCAGCCGGGCAAGAAGTGCCGCATCCGTTTCTTCATCCGCCCCATCGGTACATTTTTTACGATTGACGACGGCTGATACATTAGGGATGGAATAGGGAATTTCAGTAATCGTTCCTTCGGCCACATTGCCCACCGTGCCAGCATCGGCCGCTTCCACAGGAATGGTGATTTCTGTGGCATCCGCAGGAATCGTAGCAGACTCCATGGTGTAAAAGCGCTGGCCGTCCTTCGTCTGAAAGAGGCTGCTGCGGATAATGTACGCGCCGGCCATGCCCGTCACGGTCACTTCGCCTTTCGCCTTGACGGCCTTTTTGCGATCGACGCCAAATTCTGCGGCCCGCAAGGTCAGATAATCTCCCCAGGACGTTTCGGCAAAAGCGGCATCTCGAAGCATGGCCATCTCGGCATAGTTACTTTCAAATTCTACGGCATTGGCGTCAATCAGGTCGCGGGCAAAGGTGCCTTCAATAGTACTCTGCTCTTTCTCTGTAATAGTGTGCAGGGTCTGTGCCATACGGCTTTCAATCACATCTTTTGTCTGTGCATCAAATAAATTACTCATGCCTCGCTCCTTCCTGCCGTCACAGTCAGCGATTCTTCGCTATAGATACTCGTCACATCGACCGTGATGATAAGGTCATCGTATTCCCGCTTCTCCACATCGATATGGTTAATGCGGGCAATATACGGATTAATCAGCAGCCCTTCGCGGATGTTTTGTAAAATCTGGTCCGCCGTATAACGGCTATTCGGCGCCCTGCCCTGATACGGCTCGATAGTAATGCCGTAGCTGTCATCATACGCTAAGTAGCGATACTGTTCGGTGAGAATCGCTTTATAGATCCAGACCTTGAGGGCTTCATTTTCTGTCACCATCAGGTTCTGGCCTTTTTCGTCATAACGGAAACACTGCTTTTCAAAGTCATAGCCGTATTCTACGAAAAGAGGCAGCGATTCATTGGAATTCGCTGCCTGAGCATTGCTCATTGCTACAAAAGGATTAGCCATGGCCATCAATCCTCACAATCTCGTCTAAAATAATGTACTGCTGAATCCGGCCATTGATGAGCATGGGCATGATGGCCACGTACATGCCTGGTTTCAGGGTATCCGTGTAGATGACGGAATCGGTATAGTCATTATCGATGTCATGGTTATGGGACTGGTAAGCCGCATCCCCGCTGCCGCCGGCACGGTTCTGAGTGGCTGACACCAGATGGCCTTTGGCTGTACGACCATAACCTGCTAGGAGATAGTGGGAAATCCACAGTTCCTCTTTGGTTAAAATGATGCCGTTATAACGGACCTTGATATCTGGCGGCGAGGACAGAATCTGTCCGATTTGGATATCCGGACTGTTGCTGCTGCGGCTCACCTGCTCCATCAAATTTAGCAGGCTAATATATGGATTTTTCTGCACACGCTCACCCCCTTGAAGTCTTGATAATCGTTGCCGGATAATAATCGCCACCCATGTCGATACTGCCTTCATAATGATGGAAGCAGCCATAGACATTGGAGCTGTTGCCCCAGCAACCGCCGCTGCCATCGTAGACCACGACATGCCAGTTCGGGTCCGGCTTACTGTAGCGGTTGTACATGATGATGTCGCCCTTTTCAAGCTGCGATGGATCATAAGGAATAGCCAGCCTTTTCTCTTCTGCATCAGCCAAAAGCTGGTCGCAGCCTTTGACGCCCTTGTTATATTCCTGAGCTGCAAAAGGTGAATAGCCGGCAGCGGCAATAGTCGCCCGGTCCACACAACCTTCCGAGCCATAGGGCGAAACGGTACCATCGAAATTTGCCATGCATTCATCGACCACACTGCTGCCGGCGATAGCGCCACCTGTAGAAACAGAAGATGTCGATTTCGTTTCCGCTGGCGGCACATAGTCCGGATTGGCATTGTACGATGCACTATCCAGTTCCTGTTTCTGTTCATCCAGTAGCTTATGGAAGACCAGGTGCAGCTCCATCAGGTGTTTGTTGCCTTCAATCTTATGGCTGTCTGACTTGATAAAGAACTGGCCTTTGAGCTGTTCTTCCTGAACCGAGACAGAAAAGCCGGCGATGCACTGGATATGACCGATGGCCCGGATGGACATGTCATGGGCGACGGTCTTTAGCATGGCCCGCGCCTGCGAGGCATCGTCTTGCTTCGGGTCCGCTTTGCAAATAGCCTGGATAAGACCGAAGCGGTCGATGTCCGTCTGATTGGGCAACTCCCCTTTCGTCTGTCCGGCACTGTCGACGACGATGACTTTAGAAACCATGTCTTCGACCGATTCAGACACAGAAGCGCCCGTCAGATTCGTCACATCACTGATCAGGAAGTCCTCCACCATCTGGTCATTCATACAGACCACGTTAAGTTTCCCTTCGGTCATGTAGATGTGGTAGCCCTTCTGGTCTTGGGCGGACTGATAGGATAATGCCTGCTTGATGGCTTCCGTAGCCGAGATATCATCGGCGATGAAATTACAGATAACGGACAAATCCGGGATGGTCCCGGCAGGAATGGAGAAATCATTGATGGTCTGGCGGATGGCATCGGCCACCGTGACATTCGTGTACTTCTTGGTAATGCGTGACTTGGCCAGATAGACGATATTGTCAAAAGCCGTGAAGTGCATCAAAGAAGTGCCGCTTTCCCGGCTACGGCCAAAAATGCGTCCCTGGAACAGGTGAAAGGTCTGCTGCGAGGTATCGTCGATACTGGAAAGCAGCACTTCATCTCCCAACTCCAGTTCTGGATTCTGCCAGGCTTTGTCCCGCGTCGTATAGGCCAGGTCGAATTCCAGCTTGCGGCCGGCCTGCTCAACGTCCCCGGACCAGGTCGCAGAAATCAGCCAGCCTGTAAGATCTGTATTCTCCGTTTTTTTCTGTTCATCCGTCTGAGCGGCATCGGTATTGGTTTGCTTATTGATTTTTTGTAACTGGAACATTTTCATCATTCCTTTTGAGGTTCATCGTCGTCAGGCGGATAATATCCCCGGTCGACAGGCCGCCATTACGGACGATGCTGCGATAAATCTGAAACTTCGAGAACTGCTCATTATTGAGTGTCACTGATTTGCCCACAGCCCGGCCGATGACGTTGCCGATGCTGTCACCGGGATAATAAGTGATGTTTTTCTTCATCTTCGACCAGAACGGTTCCGGCCGCTTCTTCAGACCTGTCGTAGCATCCGTCTTTCCTGTCTCCGGTGCTGTGACGTAGCGGTACTCTGTTAGCCCCAACTCATAGTAGACATCGCCGCTTCCGTCTTTTTCGCCAAACTTGAAGGATGAAATCAGGCAAGGCATGGAAAGCGGCGTATCTGACACTGTCAGCTGACAGACGCTGTCGCCAGTACGCATCGTTTCCAGTTGGGCAACGTATGTATAAGGCGCGAGACCCATCATGGCAAAAGGATAATCCTGGGCCGGGAAAAAGCCGGAAAGGGTCAGTGTCTTAAGGCCCGTCTTCCCTTTCATCAGGTAATCACCGAAGTTGTTGATATTCACGGTGCCGTGATTCGTATTGACCGCAACCATCAGTTCCGAAGGCAGGATGGGAAACACTACCGTTGCCGTTTCAGAAGAGAGGGAAATGGTGATGGAAGATGCAGTCAGGCCGATGGCGTTCAAGATGGATTCTAAGAAGGAACTCATTACATCGTTGCTCCTTTCATGCGGTTCATGCCATACAGTCTCATTTTTTCGACGAGCTTTTCAGCCACGACATCAATATCCTGCTCGCTGCGAACATTCATGGTATCGATGCGAATCGTGATACCGCCACTGCCAGCATTCATGGCCTGGCGGATACTTTCATCATGCGGTACAACCGTACTGCCATTTGGCAGATGGACTAACTCACCACGCTGGTTTTCGTTGATGACAGCAAAACCACCGCGGAAGTTTTCGACGCCTCTTTCAAAATGGCTGAGGCTTGGAATGTTAAAGCCCACATGCGTCGGTGCTCCCCCGGTGATAGAGGGAATGTCGATGGAAAGGCCATTGATGCTAGAAATGAGACCATTCATTTGGTCAATGACCCAGTTCACACCGCTTCGGAAGGTATTCTTGATGCCTTCCCAGATATTCGAGGCCGTTTGGCTGATGGCGTTCATGGCGCTGTCCCAGGCCGAGCTGATCCAGTTCATCCCGGCATCGACGGCTTCCGACACAGCCTGGATAGCTTGTTCGATGTACTGCGACACCGTATCCCAGTTACTCCATAAGAGATACAAGGCGGCAATAATCGCGGCAATGATGATAATGATAGGATTGGCCATGGCTGCAGCCCCCACGGCACGGATGATGGTGATCATCATGCGGCCTGCCGTCAGAAAAGTACTTCCCATGCCCTTGGCCACGATAGCAATGCCCCGGCAGACCGGAATGAGTCCCTTAAACTGGGTCGAGAGGTACTTCGATACGCTGCCGGCTTTGCTGATGCCCGTTGCGATAGAATTAAAAGTGCCAAAGGCCCTGCCACCGACCGTCAGAATCCGGCCCAGGGTCGAACCGAAGAGCTGGAAGGTCACAATGCCAAAAGCCACCTGGCCAATGAGTGCTTTCTGTTCGGGGGTCAAGGCGCGGAACCAGGCAGCCAGCTCTTTTACACGCATCGACATGGCCTTAAAGTACGGCGTAAAGGCTACGGCCAAATCCATGCCGGCATTTTTGAGCTGATTCATGGCGAGCTGCATCTGCTCGGACGGCGTCAGCATCTTTTCATAAGCTTCCCGCGTCATGCCGGCAGATTTCGCCATCTGGTCCATGACCTTATCGAAATCTCCAGCGCCTTTCCCGGTCAGGACTAAGACGCTATTCAAGGCTTCGACGGAGCCGAAGAGTTGTGCCATCTGCTGCGCATCGCCACCGGTCGCCCGCTTCACTTCATCGAGAAATTTGACCCAGCCCACACTCTTGAGATGTGCAGCGTTAAACTCGATGCCCAAGGACTGCGACAATTTCGCCGCTTCTGCTGAGGGTTTCAGAATATTGCTGTAAGCCGCCTTGAGTCCCGTGATAGCTTCACTGGTGCGGATACCATTTTTCGTGAGGACGGCGATGGAACCAAAGAGTTCCTGCGTACTGACATTAAGCTGGGCCGCAATGGGGATGACGTTACCCATAGCTTCGGCCATCTCACCAAAGGAGGTCTTGCCGAAGTTCTGGGCAAGGAGCATCTGGTCCGTAATGGCCGAGGCTTCTTCTGCTGATTTCCCATAGGCATTGAGAACTGTCGTAACCCCGTTAACGGCTGTCGTCGTATCGGTGAAGCCAGCCTTGGCAGCAATCGTCATGTCCTTAACGAAGCCTACCGCATGAGCTGCATCGACACCTGCAGAAATTGCCTGATAGACCGATTCCGAAAGGTCCGCCACACCCGCACCCGTCTCATCACTGACGGCACGAATTTCATCACTGATCTTCTGCATGGAAACGACCGTTGTATCGACAAGAGTCGAAATCTTAGCCACACCATTGGCAAAATCGCTGTGAAGCTTGAAGCCTGCCGTCGCCGCTGCCAAAATAGGTGCCGACAGCAAGGCCATCTTATCCGACAGCCCGGAAATCTTGCTGCCTGTCTGCTCGATGCTCTTGGCCGTCCGCTTCTGGATACGTTCATGTTCTGTCAGCTTATCCGAAAAGCCGCTGATCGATTGCTTGGCTGCCGCCATCTGAGTCTTCATAGAACCCAGGCTGGCATTAACACTCTTCACGGTTGGCGTAAATAAATCCCGCAACCGAATCGCCGCATCGATGACATTATTGGCCATGCTGCTTCACCTTCCTTTCTCAATTTGCTTATATTTGTAAAAAAGTCTATACTTAAAGTAATTTAGGATACCTTTTATTTATAGCATTACGGATGGAGGGTGTTTTATGAAAAAACTCGCAAAATTATTATCAACCGTATTCTTATGTGCTGCCGTATCAGGAAGTGCTTTGGCTATGTCTTCTTCGGAAATGGCAATCGGTGGTATCACACCGGGGAGTTCATTAGATTATGTAGAAAACATCTACGGCGCACCTGATAAAACGCAGAGTGCACGTAACAACCATTCTATTGCTTACTGGGGGCATGGTTTTAATATGACAATCCGGCCTAATGGCTTAGTCAATTATGTAACCACATCTGCAAATAATGGTTTAGGAACTCCTGCCGGTTTAGCCGTTGGGCAAAAAATTCAAGTAATGTATGATTTATATGGTACTCCATCGCATTCATATAATAGCAATGGATACACAAACTACTATTATAAAAATCATTTTGGTGACGGAAATAGCTCGCACTTCATTAATATGGAAGTAAAAGAAAAGAAGGGAAAGATTGCAGAAATCATCTGCTTCGAAAGTTATGAAGGCCCTTACGTCCCAGCAGATTTTTAATCTTTTCTCCCACCATAGTCACAAAGTAAGTTTTAGGATTCTAACGATTAATCGTTAGAATCCTTATTTTTTTCTTCCATTTCATAACGAACAAAAGCGTAGAGCACCTGCCGTTCTCCGTAGCCACATTGCATGACCGCTGACGGTAGCAGGTGATGGTCCCGGAAAAGGAGATACATCGCCTGCACCTCGCCATCGGTCCGGATTAGTTTTTTACGGCTTGATCCACCTTGTCCTGTGTCGTATAGCCGTTGAGTTCTGTAATCTGTGCTGTGAGATCGGCGATTTCACCGGACAGAAAGAGTTTCCGGATGATATCAGCCGGGATAGCGGCACCGAATTTTTCCAGGAGGTCTTTATTCTTGAGGTCCGGGTCGGCGATACCCGCAAGAAGCGTCTGGGTCTGCATCTTGTAGAGGTCGATGTTCTCCGCGCTGCCGTTTGTGAAATCGACGGCCATCTTCTGGATATCGGCGTAGCGTTCCGGGTCGATGGCCTGCAGCGTCACTATGAAATCAAAGCCCAGAAGCTTACTCAAGCGTTCCATCTTTACTTTTTTCGTCGGCTTATTTGCCAGCTTGTTGGCGATGTCTGCCTTCAGCAGTTTGTCTACCATATTCATGTGCGTGTTCTCCTTATGCTAAATCTAAAAAATCCCAGTCCGAGAAGGTGAAGCTATAGCTTTCTTCGCCCATCTTATCGACTTCCCAATCCGCCAGGATAAGGCTATCGAAGGTGGCATCCTTGATGACGATACGTTCACTGCCGATGGCATCTTTATCATCAAGGACGGAAACAATGGTCACGACGGTCTGCTTGCCCGCCTTGATATTATCGTTCATCTTCTTAATCATGTAGCTCGAGACTTTATGGAGCTTCAACTGCCCTTTGCAGTCATAACCCGTAACCTTATAGCCCTTGCCCACATGGCGAAGCATCTTCACTTCTTCTTTGGTTAACGTGACCTCAGCTTTAAAGGCCGTCGCTTCGGCCATCAAATCACCGTCGATATAGAGGTCGGCATACTTGCCGTTCATCACTCGTTTGGCTTCCATGCTGTTCATTGTGCTTCACCTCCCTTAGATATTGACGCCAATCGTAACATCTTCCATGGCATCCAGAAGCGAGGCGTCTACAGAAAGAAAGACATTGCTGCCGATGTTGGCCAGCTTGATTTCCATGTCTGACATATCCGCCAGCTCTTCTTTCGTATATTTGCCATTCGATTCCAGCCAAGTTTTTGTCGCTTCCACATCGATGTAAGCGGTATTCTGCCCTTCTTCCAGCAAGCCTTCCTGGGCCAGCTGATCGAGGTACCCCTGAACTGCCGTCACCAACAAGCAGCGATTGGCATAGCTGTTTGAATATTTGCCAAGGTAATGGTCCTGTGCCGTCGTGCGGATATCGTCGTACATCATGTCCATCAAATCAACGAGCTTGATTTTCTGGAACGATACGCCTTTGCCCTGGACGGTTGTAACCAGGGAGTTAATGCCGCGACCCAGCTTGACCTTTTCCCCATCAAAGAAGAAGAACAGCTTCCCTGCATTAGTCATGGTATCCATTTCTTCCTGCGTCCAGACATCACAGCCAATAACCTCCGGCAGCGGCGCATAAGTGCAAGCAATGGTCATCGGCGTTCCTGCGATAACGCCTGCGATGCGGCCGCAGTACTGAGCTGTCGTGTACGTCTTCGTGCGCGTGCGGATGACTTTATTGACGAAGTTAATGACGCCTTCCGTATCGGCTGTGCAGTCCGGCAAGATGGCCTTGATACGCTTGTTCTTATTTGTCCGCATCCCCTTAATCCAGGTCGCAATCGTGTCGATGTGGTTTTCTTCGATATCCGGAATAACCAGATAATCGAAGCGCTTGTTTTCGATGGTTTTTAAAATGTCAGTATAATCATCTGCGTCCTTACTGATAATCTCGGCAATGACTTTCTTCGGACTGTTTACGTAGCCGCGAAGAGTCAGCTCCAGCTGCTCACGGTTGCTGTCCGAGAGTTCTTTCGGAATGTCATCAGCCGTATAGAGATTCACTTCCGTCTGGGACGGCAGCGTCTCTTCCTTCAAAATCAACAAGACAATGCCGCGGGCACTGCGTGCGATGGCGCTGATACCTTTTTCTTTGAACACGACATTGATAGATGGCATTTTCATTAGTTACGTCTCCTTTCCCTGGTACCGTTGATGCAATACCTTCATGATTTCTGCCGTTTCCACTTTTTCTTGGGCGTCATAGTACTGGAAAGTCATCGTCAGACGCCCGCCATCATTGTCCGTCCCCATCAGTTCCTCAGTGATAGAAACGACAGGAAGATAGCGGTCGCCGACATTTAGTCCATTCCAGAACAAATCCTCCACAGCAAAAAGCACGGCATAGATGGCCGTGCTTTTTTCCTGTTTCTTCGGTAGATACGTAATGTAGAGGTCCGTATCCCGGTAGACCTCGTTTTCTTTTTGTGGCGTCGCCACCGTCATCGTTTTCAGGAAGAAGGCCGGCGGCGTAAAGCCTTCTTTCACTTCCTGCAAATAGACGGGATAAGGAAATTTTTCTCGCAGCGCTTTTTGTGCAGCCTGCAGGATATCGATATCATGAATCATGTGCCGCCTGCTTTCTTGAGGAGTTTCTTCGTGAGTTTCTCCAGTCCCGGCTGCAAGTCACTCGCTTCAAATTGTTTGACGGATTTCTCTGTATAGTACTGCCCTTCGTAATAACCCACCGTCCTGCCACCAGGCGTTTTCTTTACATGGCCGTTGTTCAGCAGGTGATGAACCGGATGCGTATTGCGCAACTCATAGACCAGCTCGGACCCGTTATAGCCTTCTACTTTATGCTTCCAGCCCTTCTTCAGCTTACCCGTACTGCCTTCCGGCGTGTTTTTTACGCACGCCTTCTTGAGTTTATTGCCGATAGTTATCAGGCCTTTTTCGGCAGTCCCCGGGAAATCATCGACGGCAGTCATCAACTTAGAAGACAGCTCGTCCAATCCGGTCATGTCAAAATCGCCTTTACTCATGTATCCGTCCCCCTTATTTCTTCTGTACAGTACAGCTCCAGCGCCTCATGGCGCATGTACGGGTCGACGATGGTGTCGATGTCGTAGAGGTGGTCCTGGTACTTTACTTTCATATCATGGGTGATCTGCGGACGCCAGCGGATGGTAATCAAGGTGTACTCGGTATCGGCCTTACGCTCTAGTTCGTAGAACACTTTACCTCGTGCCGGCTTAATAGACGCCCAACAGCGACAGATGACAGCATCGGTCTGTGTATCAAAGCCGTATTCATCGGTCACGGCTTTCTTGCTCAGGATTTCGATGCGCTTATTCAAAAGCCCCGTCTTCATGGCACACCTCCTTAAAATGCGCTGCGGCGTACCCCGAAAAGAAGCCAGCGCAGGCGCTTTAAAAGGCCTGCATAATCCGCTTCCTCCCGGTGTTCATAAAGAAAGGCCGCTGCGTAGAGAATGGCTTCGTGGAAAACCACGGGATTCTCTTCGGCATCGGCTTCATCGCAGCGGGATATATCCAGGCACAGCGCCTGGGCTGTTTCCAGGGAAGATTGGATGACCTCATCATTCGAAGTATCATCTTCGTCAATCCGCAGGTATTCTCTGGCTTCTTCCAGTGTCACAATCATGGCTTATCCCTTCGCTTTCATCTCCAGGGCCTTGACCGCTTCCTTGAGCATCAGCATGCCGTCGACGCGCTGGCTGGCAAGGAAGCCGATCTGGCCGTTCGCTGCATACAATTCATTGAGTCGCTTAAAGGAGCGGGATTCACGGTCCGCAATCCAGTAATAGCTGAAATCACCAAAGAGCACCGGACGGTTACCTGCTGCCAGTTCCGGTGCAAAGGACGTGCAGTAACAAGGTCGGTTCAAAATGGTATCCGGCGTGCCTGCGGTGACAGACGGCTGCCAGATATAGTTGCCGTTGTTGTCCTTCACTTTACGCAGGGCCTTAATGGTCGCATCGTTCAAGAGCCAGACGGCCTTGCGGCGATACGGGATACGCAGAGAATGATAGAGGTCGATAACGTCGTCAAAGGTGATGGAAACTGTGGTGACCGTAACCCCAACTTCAGCAGACGGAAAGATGCCAGTCGGCTTGTTCTTACCATCGCCAATCAGAAAGGCTTCTTCTTCCTTCGTACCAATACGGCGGGCAAATTCACCAGCAATGTAGCTTTCAAGATTGAAAACGCTGTCGTTCAGCAGTTCTTCCGAAACGCGAATGGCCGTGCCCAGTTTATAGGCTCCGATGGACTGCAGGCCAAACGTATCCTGGCTATCCGGATAGAGTCCATTTTCTTCCATCCAGGCCGCTTCCCCATGACCCGTTACGATAGGGATCTTGCGGTCGCCGCTGGTATGAATAACCGTCGCCAGGCTGCGGAAGAAGTTCTCTTCCTGCAGTTTGTCGATGAGCTGATGTTCAAATTCATCCGGTACCAGATAACCGCCATCGGCATCGGTGCCTACGCTCAGGGAGTTCTGTACATCGATGAAGTTCTTATGGCGGATACTGTCCCAGAAAGCTTTACGGTAAGCATCGGATGCACGGCCAGTCTTTTCAGGCGTTTTATTACCTGCTCCCGGAAATTCGGTAATCGGTGTCGTTGTCGGCTGGGCAAGTTGTGCATCGAGCTGTTGCTGGCGTTCCAGGCGGTCGATTTCTTTACCAAGGTTCACGACATCCGCTTCCATCTTATCGTAGCGGGCTGCGTCTTCTGCGGAGACCATGCCGTTTTCATCGCGAACAGTATCCAGGAAGGATTTTGCTGCATCCCAGAGATTTTTGCGCTTTTCGCGCAGTGCTAAAATCGTATCCATTGTTGTCCTCCTTAATGAATAAGCAATGCCAGCCGTTTTTCTAAGGAAGCGGCTGGCACTTTATGAATAGGTTCATGAGGTTTTAGTTTTTGTACTAACGAATTGGTGACAGTGACAGGAGTATAAATCATGGCTTCTGGTTGCTCCCCATCGTCCTTCTTCTGATCGAAAAGGATTTCATCAGCAAAGCCAAGTTCCACGGCCTTTTTGGCATTAAGCCAGGTCTCGTTATCCATCATGTGAGAAATCTTTGTGCGGGCCAAACCGCTCTTGATTTCGTAAGCATTGATGATGCTTTCCTTGACCTCGCTCAACATGCCGATGGTCTTTTCCATTTCTGCCTGGTCGCCATAAGCCAGGGTCGCCGGATTGTGGATCATCAGCATGGCCACCGGCGACATACATACCTTGGTCCCTGCCATGGCGATGACGGAAGCTGCCGATGCCGCCAGGCCGTCGATCTTGACGGTGACGTTGCCCGGATAATCCATGAGCAGGTTATAAATCTGTGCGGCTGCAAAGCAGTCTCCGCCTGGGCTGTTAATCCAGAGCGTGATATCGCCGCTTCCTGCATTCAGTTCATCTTTGAATGCCTTCGGTGTCACTTCATCACCCCACCAGGTTTCGTCGGAAATCTGGCCGTCGAGATAAAGTGTTCGGTCACTGCCGAAGGTATCCGGTGCTTCATTTGTCACCCACTTCCAAAATTTATGTTTCATTCGTTCCTCCCTTCTGGGCAAAAGCCCCGGCATCCTTGAGTTTTGTCATGCTGCCGTTGACAAGGTACAGATTGCCGCCTTCTTCATCGGGCACAGGGTTCATGTCTTCCATTTCCCGGATGTCATTCGCCGACAGCCAGCCATTTTGCCGGCCTATGCTGTAACCCGTCATGCGGCTCTCGTAGTCACCGCGCATTAGGCCGTTAACATTGAACTTGAGGAAAAACTGCTTCTTTTCTTCTGGCAGGAACAAGGCTTTCTGCATAGCTTGTTCCCAGCGGATGACCCACGGGTCCAGGGTGTACTTTACAAATTCCATGGACTGCTGCTCGATGTTGTTGAAGGAGCTTTTCTCCAGGTCGCCAATCATGTGCGGTGGGATGCGGTAGAGCCTTGCGATTTCATTGAGCTGAAATTTTCGCGTTTCCAAAAACTGTGCTTCTTCCGGCGGGATGCCGATCTGCTGGTACTTCATCCCTTCTTCTAACACGGCCACTTTGTGTGCATTGGCGCTGCCCTGATAAACGGCATTCCAAGAATCTCTTACTTTCGCTGGGTCCTTGAGAACTCCAGGATGCTCTAACACACCGCTGGGGCTGGCACCGTTTGCAAAAAAAGAGGCACCGTATTCTTCACAAGCCATGGTCATGCCTACGGCATTCCGCGCCATGGCAATTGGTGAATAACCGACCAATCCATCAAAGCCAAGACCGGGAATGTGCAGCACTTCATCTTTTCGAAGCGGCACCTGACCATAGGGCTTGATGGCTGGATTCTCATCGGTCGTCTTGGTGTAGATATAGTAAATCTGACCATTCTCATCGCGGCAGACAGTCATCTTGTCCGGCCGCAGCGGGTAGAGTCCCTGCACACGCCCCAGCTTATCACGAATGATCTGTGCATAGGCATTACCCCAAATCAGGAGATGACTCATCAGCGTTTCACGGAAGATGAACGACGTCATCTCTGGATTCGGCTCATCGTGTAAGAGATGATAGAGCGGATGATCATAGACTCGCTCTTTGCCGCCCGGTGTATAGCGGTAAAGCTGCAGCGGCAGGGCTGCCAGGGTCTCCGACAAAATACGAACACAGGCATAAACCGCCGTTGTCTGCATGGCCGTAAACTCATTGACGTTCTTTCCACTCGTCGATGGTCCAAAGAGATAGCGGAAATCCGTACCGAGATAATAGTCCTGCGGTTTATCCCGCGATTTGAAAAGCTGAGAGAGAAATGGAATATGCATAATTACCTCCTGATTTCAGGCATAAAGAAAGCACCTGTAATTTCTCACAGATACTGAGGAGCAATATACTTTCAATTAGGTAAATCGTTATGTAATATAATTGTGATAAAAAATCATAATTTATGTTATAATAAATCTATCATATACATTAGAAATAAACTCCATAATTGAAAGGCCGTGATTTAATGAAGAAATTTTTTCTTTCTTTACTAGTTATAGTTTGCTTAAGTTCCCCCGCTTTTGCAGCAAGTTGGTATTATGTAGGTAGAGCAACCCCAAGTAACACTTTATTCTATATCGATAACGCTTCGGTTTATAAAAATACAAATGCTGCCATCATCTGGATTAAACGGGTAATGCCAGATGGCAGCCATGGTATAGCACGAGAGTATTTTACCCATACTCCACCAACAGCTACGCTTTTATCAATAATAGACTACGCACCAAATGGTACAGTAATTCGTAGTGTGGAATTTCCAGCAAATAGAAGACGTACCATGTCCATTCCCCCAGACACAATACTAGATGATATTTGGCACCTCATTTGGAGTTACTAGAATTTGAAAGCAGAACCGAAAATTTATTAAAACGAAATAACGCCTCGTTCATCATAGACGCTGCCGCTGCCTGTTCCGTTACGGATGCAGCGGTCCAGCGCCATGATGGATGCCACAATCCCGTCGATTTTTTCGACGGATTTTTCTTTATCCGGCTTAATGTTCCCGGCAGGATCTTGGCGCATGACGACGTTTCCAGCCATCCATTTGAGAACGGGGTTGCCGCCATGGACGATGTTCCCTTCCATCAGCAGTTTGAACATTTCTTTCGACGGAGGCGACATATCTTTGAAGCCCTGGCCAAAGGGTACCATGGTGAAGCCCATGTCTTCGAGATTCTGCACCATTTGTGTGGCATTCCAGCGGTCATAGGCGATTTCCCGGATATTGTAGGTTTCGCCCAAGTGCTCGATGAATTTCTCGATAAAACCGTAATGAATGACGTTTCCTTCGGTCGTCTGGATGAAGCCTTGTTTCTGCCAGACATCATAAAGCACATGGTCGCGCCGGCAGCGCAGTTCTAATGTGTCTTCCGGCAGCCAGAAGAATGGCAGCAGAATATATTTTTCATCCTCGGACCGCGGTGGAAAGACCAGTACCAAGGCCGTAATGTCTGAGGTACTGGAAAGGTCAAGTCCGCCGTAACACAGCCGTCCCCGCAGGGCATCGCAGTCAATCGGGAGATTTCCTTTATCATAGACGTGCTCTGGAATCCAGCGAATGCTAGCCGAGGTCCAGATGTTGAGTCTCAGCTGCTTGAAGACGTTTTCTTCAGCAGGGTTTTCAATGGCGTTTTGATAGGCTTCACGAACTCGGTCGATTTGGATGGTATGGCCAAGGGAGGGATTGGCTTTGTACCAGTTGGCTTCATCTGTCCAGTCCGCTTCCCCTTCCAGGCCATAGACAACGGGGTAAAAGGTGTAGTCCCTCTTTCGCCCGGCCATCAAGTCCAGCGCCTTCGTGTGCAGTTCGTAGCAGATAGAGTTCTTATCATTGCCCGCCGTTGTGATAATAAAGAAGAGCGGCTGCTCTCGGGCATCGCCGGAACCTTTCGTCAAGACATCGTAAAGCTTACGGTTTGGCTGCGCGTGGATTTCGTCGAAGACCAAGCCCGACACATTCAGGCCGTGCTTGGTACCCGTTTCCGCGGACAACACCTGATAAAAGCCAGCATTACGATAATTGATGATGCGCTTCCCTGCCGTCCTGATTTTGGAGCGGCGCATCAGGGCGGGGCTCATTTCAACCATCTGACGAGCTACGTCAAAAACAATAGATGCCTGGTTCCGATCGCAGGCAGCACCGTACACTTCAGCACTCGGCTCGTTATCGGCATACAAAAGGTAGAGCGCAATGGCCGCCGCCAGTTCCGACTTTCCATTTTTCTTTGGAATCTCTATATAAGCCGTCAGGAACTGCCGCTTCCCGTTTTCCTTGACGATGCCGAAGAGATCACGCACAATCTGTTCCTGCCACGGCAGGAGTAGGAACGGCTGCCCGGCCCATTTTCCTTTTGTATGACAGAGATTTTCGATAAAAGCAACCGCCCTGTCGGCCTTGTTTTTGTCGTAATGGGAATCCGGCAGCATGAACGCTGACGGCCTATATACAAACGCCAAACCACTCACCCCCTTAGAATCAATTCCATTTCATCCACTTCTCGTTCGCCGCTCGTTTCTTCCCCAATCATGCGGCTCCGGGCAGACGGCGTCAGGCCGAACTGCTCGCAAAACTTCAGCATGATCTTGAGGTTCGTCTGGGCAATGGACACCTGCGGCACCTGCTGCAGGTAGCCGTTCGGCGTCCGTACCATGTCGCCGTGCTGAGTAATGAATTCCTCAGCGCCTTTCCAGCGGGCGTAGGCCTGACAATAACCTGCAAAGGCGGCACGGTCGATTTCGGTTAGCATCCCCATCTCGGCAAGGACTTTTCCGAGCCGCTTCCATTCCTTTTTGGCGTCGTCTTCCAGCCACTCCGGGCAGCGCGGCAGTTTGCCCTTGGGCATGGGTTCTTTCTTATTAAGCGGCCGATGACCGGGATTGCCCTCGAGTACCTTGAGGGCCGTTGGTTTCGTTTTTCTTCCGCGTATCGCCAAACCATACACCTCCTTTCGGTAACGCAAAACAGCCCCGCAGGGCTGCTTCTTGTTTTAGAATTCGTTCAGTTCATCTGTCACGCTTTCGAGCCATGGCTCAATTTTTTCAAGGCTTTGGAATTCGGCCCGGGGAGATCCCCAGGGGTCGTTCCGCTTGCCGCTTCCATATTCCGTAAGCCAGAGGCTTTCGTCGGTGATGATGTACTTTCCAAGGTAATGGAAAAGGTAAGCGGTATCATCCAAGTAGTCCAAAGCTTCCCTTGCTTTTTCGGAAAGGCCTTCCGGCCAATCCAGAGCTACCGCTGTGGCTCCGTATGCTCCGTCCAGGTTCTGTTTGTCGATTGCGTTCAATTTTTTCATGTTTTTTCCTCGCTTTCATGTGCTTTTTCTTTTGGGGTGTTCCCCTTTGGTCATGTATATATATCACTCTAAAGGCGCATAATAGCAAGCTTTATATTGAGAATTTATGCATTTTATTAGGAATACGGATGGAGAAAAGAGGGCTGAGCCCCAGCCCTCTTTTGGTTCCTGCTTCTTAGCGGAAGCTGATGGTCAGCATCCCTTTTCCCATCCACCAGCTGTTTTCTACATAGGGGTCTTCCCTAAAGATCTGCTTTGCTTCCTTAATCTTTCTTTCCATGTCTTCTTTGCCGAACTGTTCGCAGGCGGCTTTCTTGCTGATTTTCTTTCCATCCAAGGTAATGATTGTTCTCATGGTTATTTCCTCGCTTTCTTATGCTTTGGTGTTTTCCCTTTTGGTATGTATATATATCACTCTAAACGCATACTATAGCAAGTCATTTCTGATGGATTATTTGAGGATTTTCCATTCATCTACCCCCGGCACCAGACCTAGACTGCAGCCCGTATCCCATGACACATGGATGGTTCCCAAGTCATCAATGTACTGCACCGTACCTTCTGTTCCCTGCGCCGGTGCCTGCGGGTCTTCCATGTAGATCAACTTCACCCGCATCCCCGCCATACGTTCTTTACTAATGGCCAGCGCTTTTTTCAGGATGGTGCGGTCGAATCCGAACTTCTGATAATCTCGGTCCATCTGTTCATAATACCAAGGGAAAGGCATGCCGCAGTGGCGGTCTTCATGCATGATGTAGGCCAGGCCCGTAATCGTCCCATTCCCCGTTTGCACTTCGACATCTTTCTTGTAGTAGAAGGTCGGGAAGCCCTCGCAGCGATCCAGCCGCTTTTCATCGGCCTTAGAAATGGCCCAGATGGTGACAGGAACCATGCTTTCTTCCTTGGTTTCAATAGTGGCATAGCAGCCCGTCAGCGAGCCTTTAAAAAGCAGCTCGTATCCCTGAATGATTCCCGTCCCCACCAGGACAGCCTCGCGGCACCGCGTGGCCATTTGCCGTTCATCCATGTTGCTTCCATAAGCGATGTAATATTTTTTCATTGTGCTCATCCTTTCTGAAGGGAATACCCTTCTACCCCCTTAAGGGCAGCCGAGGCTGCCCCGTATGCGGTTGTCATTCTCTTCAGGCGGCGTGTCTCCAGGCGGCATCGCCTGTCAAATTCTTAAGCAGGTGATGGCGGCAAGTTTTGAATTCGTCACCAATCAAGCCGAGGCGAAGCATCCAGCAGCGGAAGGCGTATTTTTCATTGTCCGTTTCCGTTTTCCGTGCTGAGGCTTTCTTCTGTGTCAGCGCCTGATGCGTAACGGCCAGGCAGAACTGGATGTAGGCTTTGATTTCGCCGGCGTGGAGGGTGCCGTTGAAAAGGCGGAACTCGACGGTGCCTTTGGTGAAGGTGGCGTGGAGGTTCAGGCCGTGGTAGCGGCTGCTGTTGTAATGCATGTTCCGTCCGTAAGGTGCCTCCATGTACCAAAGATCCGCGAATTTTTCCATCGTCGTCGGCCGCTTCTTATTCAGTTCTTCGAGGAACTGGGCATTTGTCTTGCGGCAGTAGCGGCGTTCCCGGCTCGGGTCGATGTGCAAAGCCCGGTAGATCAGGTCTTCCTTGCTGTAAAAGACATTCACCAAATTCCGCAGGGTTTTCGGTGTAAAGCGTTCCGCGCCAACATGGATGTGGATGCCGCAGGAGCTGTTGGCAAAAGCACCGGCTTTGCGCAGGGTGCGGATGAGTTCCTGCAGTTTCGGGATGTCGTCGTAGGAAAGGATGGGGCTGACCACTTCCGTGCGGTAATTCGTCGAGGCATTCATAGTGCGGCCACCGACTTTCTTTTCAGGAATCAGGCTGGAGTCATTCATGGCTTTCCATTTCCGTCCCTGTTCATCTTCTGCAATGTAGGTATCGTAGGCTCCGCCTGCGTGGTATTTGCTTCTGGTCCCAAAGAAGGTGGCCATCAAGGTGGCCGCCTTGCTGCGGGTAATTCCTGTCATTTCGATTTCGATGCCAAAGTGCTGTGTTTTCATAATTCTCTCTGTCCTTTCTGTATGTGCGTGTGTTCTTTCGGTACACTATATATCACTCTAAAGGCACATAATAGCAAGGGTTTTTTGAGAATAATTATGAATTAATTTGTATGGTGTCGGCGCGCTTTCACCCGTGCGGCATGGCGCTTGGCTTCTTCTTCCGTGCGGAAGGCACTCCAGCCGTTGAGGTCTTTCATCAAGGCCATGCGGGATTCATGGCTGGCTTTAGTTCCCATACCGATGCGCAGGAGCCAGCTCCGGAAGTAGTATTTTTCATTTTCCGGTTTCTTCACCGCAGGCTGTACCCGTTTTGCCTTGCGAGCTGCGCCTGTCAGAAAGGCAAAGAGTTCAACCATGGCGCGGTTCTTTGCAGGGTTTCCTGTGTCGGCAATACAGAAGGTTACCGTGTCTTCATTCAGGCAAAGACCTTTATTACCCTTCTGGCAGGCACTGTACACCTTGAAAAAGGAAGCGGCGTCCGTCAGTGTAGCTTCTTTCAAGGCTGTCACGCAGTCTTCGGTAATCTGAAAGTTATCGCAGCCGGCAGCGCGATTCAGCAAATACTGCTGAGCGCTAAGCGTGAAGACCAGGTTGCGGAGGTGGACGCCGTCCATCCCGTTAATGGGATGGCTGACTTCAATGGTATCCAGTTCCGGGTCCACCAATTTTTCTTCTTCAAGGAAGCGGCGCAGGGCCTGCTGTGTTTTTTCGTCGTCGCATTCAATTTCTCCGCTGCGGAGGATGCGGAAGCCGTGTCCTTCATAAGAAAATGTCGGTGTGCCCGTGTAATGAAGTTTTTCGTTATGGTTAAAGGGAATCAGGCGTTTCGCCAGTTCCTTGCGGTCGTCCAGATTGGTTTTGATGGTCATGGTAATGTACCTCCTTGTTTTGTTAGTACATATATCACTCTGAACGCCGATAATAGCAAGTTATTTCTGCATCTTTTTGAGAAATTATTCATCCGTTTGCTGGGCAATATCACCATAGGGAATTTTCTCATCCCCACGCAGGACAAACACACTTCTGTCCCCGCATTCGCTGATATAGCGTTTCACGATAACGTCGACGAATTTTTCATCGAGCTCAATGCCGTAACAGATGCGATTCGTCTGCTGGCAAGCCATGAGCGTCGAACCGGAACCAAGGAAGGGGTCCAGTATGATGCAGTGACTCATGGATGAGTTTTGTATAGGGTATGCCATCAGGGCAATGGGCTTCATGGTCGGATGGTCCTTACTGGCCTTCGGTCGATCATATTCCCAAATGGTTGTCTGCTTGCGATCGGAATACCATTGATGCTTACCGTTCAGCTTCCAGCCAAAAAGACATGGTTCATGCTGCCATTGGTACGGGCTGCGCCCAAGCACCAGTGCGTTCTTCTTCCAGATGCAGCAGCCCGATAAGTAAAAGCCCGCGTCTTTGAAAGCCTTGCGGAAGTTCAGCCCCTGGGTATCGGCATGAAATACATAGATGGACGCGTCCTGCTCCATGTTTTGTTCCATATTAACGAAGGACGCAAAGAGGAACTGGTAGAACTTATCGTCTGGCATATTATCGTTTTTAATCTTGCCGGCCGTTTCTTCGACATCGACATTATACGGCGGGTCTGTCAGCACCATGTTGGCTTTTTTCCCATCCATCAGCCGTTCATAGGTTTCCGGCAAAGTCGCATCACCGCATATGACACGGTGATCACCGAGGAGCCAGATATCTCCCGCTCTGGCGACGGTTGGCTTTTCTAATTCTCCTTCCACATCGAAGTCATCTTCTTTGATTTTCTTGTTGTACACTTTCGAGAAGAGCTGTTCGACCTCTGGTGCTTCAAAGCCTGTCAGGTCGACGTTAAAGTCGACGCTCTGCAAATCGACAATGAGGTCTGCCAGAAGCTGTTCGTTCCAGGCACCTGTGATTTTATTGAGCGCAATATTGAGCGCCTTGACCTTATGCTCATCCTCGATATGGACAACAACACACTGGACTTCTTCGTAGCCCAGGTTCTTCAGCACCGTCAAACGCTGATGTCCGCCAATGACGATCATATCGTAGTTGACGATAATCGGTTCTACGTAGCCGAACTCCTCGATGGACTTTTTAATTTTTTCGTATTCCTTATCCCCTGGCTTCAGTTGCTTTCTGGGATTATAGGCTGCCGGCTTCAGCGAACCGATGGGCAGCATCTTCCATTCCATATCTGATGTCTTCACACGCTTGCTCCTCTCTAAAGACAGCCGCCACTGCCCGGCCATAGCCGGCAAGGTGATGCCACCTGCAATAATTTCGTACACTGTCCCTTGACAGTTTTGTCTTCCGGGCAATGGCCTTGTAGCCCATCCCCTGCTTCCGCATGGCTTCTATCTGCCGACGCTGGTAGTCCTTCATACGCGGCTCCCTTCTTTCTGACAATAAAAAAGCCCCGGGCCAATCGGCCTGGAGCAGAATTATGTAATTTTCGATATTTATATTCTCAAAATCATCGATAATGTAATATTTTTGTGATTAAATCTTGTTCAACACAATTCAACTATAGTATAATAAATGTATAATATTTCCATAACAAAGGAAGCGATATATATGAAAATCAGTGTAAAAGCGCTCTTATCTTCCATAGTCCTGGGTGGACTGTTACTGTTTGGAATCCCGAATCAGGCAGCGGCACAGGACGTCTATTCCTATACGGCTTCAAATGGCGTCAAAGTTTATGTCGATACCGATTCCATTGAATGGATCACCTTGAATGATACGACCTTCAACGTTGATGTGCATCTTAGCAATGGGGTAAAAGACAGCCTGCATTATTATAAAGATTATCACGATGGCGTATGGAAATGTCAGTTAAGAGATATGACTATACTACCCGTTTACAAATATCAAATGCTGCAGGCAATATTCGACACCGTCTGCACCCTTCATTACCAATAGAATCAAGTAATTGATTGCTCTAAAAGCGCGAAAATCATAGGGTATCCCCCCTTATGAATTTCGCGTTTTTTCACGTTTGAGGGGGCGGCGGTCATGTTCGAAAGGATCACAGAGATTTGCATCCCCCGCCTTTACAACACAACTCGTTCAATTTATGGTATGATATAAATAACTTATGTATATCATCAAACAAAGATATTATGAAAGGATGTGTTGTGATGAAAAAATACCTGCTTGCCTTACTGTTCATGCTTTGTACGGTTTCACAATCATTTGCATCTGATTGGTATTTTGCTGGAAGCTCTTATCGAGTACAAGCTTATATTGATAACGCCTCAGTTCGCAAAAATGAAAGTGAAGCAATCGTATGGGTTAAGTATATAAAACTAAATGGAGATTACGATCTATACGAAACGCGTTTTACTCGCACTCCACCCACAACCTCCATTTTATATGCTGTATCTTATACAGCGAACGGAGAATTAATATCATCTTTTAGCACTTCGCCTGATGATAGGACGCCTGACCCAATCGCTCCTGATTCTCTTGATGATAGTATGTGGCATCTCATCTGGTCTTATTAATACTTATACTCGACGTTCCGGTCTTCCGTCATCGTCTTATGATCATGGCAGCTCTTGCAAAGGGGCTGCCAGTTTTTTTCGTCCCAGAATAGCTTTGCATCACCACGATGAGGTGTGATATGGTCGACGACCGTCGCGGGGACGAATCGCCCCTTTGCTTTGCAGCGAACGCACCAGGGATGACGTTTCAAGAAGAACTTCCTGGCCTTCTGCCATTTCCGACCGTAACCGCGTGTCTCTGCACTGGCCCGGTCGCCCTGGCACTGCCGTTCGTGTTCGTCACAATATTTTCTTCCATAGGGTACCAGTCTGGGGCAGCCCGGATACTTGCAGGGCGTCTTTGGTCTTTTTGGCATCTTTCATCATCTCCGGTATCAAAAAAGGACCGCTGGCATTTCGCCACGGTCCTTCATTCTTTTTATAAACAGGTCAATAAAACATCATGTCCATCGCCGCTTCGTCCAGGACAGCTTCCGTTACCTTTTTTGATATGAAGTCATAGCATCGGGGTATATAATGCAACCCTAACTCTCTGTCACTCGAATCCATAATGTACAACCGCCTTGCCAGGCTGTTCCCTAACTTTTTAGTATACTCGCCACCCGCTTCAAATGTCTCAGCGATTACAGGATAGCAGAACTCTTTTCTTACCCATTCTGCATAACGCGGTACATCATGATCATGCCCAAGCTGCATCTGGAAGCACAGTGCTTCCCACTCATTATGGATTTCAAAAGGTGGTTCATAGCCTATCTTATCGGTCCGCGCTTTCATTCGTTCGATGCTTTCAGAAACGAACCCGTTCAGCATCCTGGTTGCCAGGGAAGTGGATACTGTCTTAAACAGCTTCCGCTGCATAGCCAGTTCATGAAGAATCGACAGCACCAGCATGCTGCATGCATCCACCTTTTCCTTTTCTGTTTCCAGTTTCTTTGGAAAAGGCTTCTGATGCTTCATAAACACAGCCCGTATAGCATCTGTTTTTTCTGGCATTTCAACAATGTCCCTGATACACTCCCGGAGCCATTGCTGATGTAACTGATCCTTCTTACACCACTTTTTTCGGTTGCGTTCTCTTTCCCAGGCATCCACCTCATCGACAGGCAGTTGTTCCAGGTAGCAGTAACAATCCCAATCATTCCGGCGGAGCCGTACATATTCACTGCGTAACAAAGGAAAGGTCCTGGTATGATACATTTTACTCTTCATCTTTTTTGCACATGCCTTCAGCTGGCTGGCCAGATGTCGTTCCTCTTTTGTCAAAGATACACACCTTCTTCAGTCCGTTTTTTCTATGGATTTATTATATCATATTTTTGTCTTATTCTTTAAATTTTATTGAACATTCAAAATATTTTAAAGTGTATCTTTATGGTTCGCCCCGGCTGCTGCTTACAGGTGCTTTCCTTTATTTTCATATATCAAAAAAGGACCGATGGCTCATAACCACGGTCCTTCATCCTTTTCGTGCTGATTATAGTATATCCTACAGAACACCCTGACATCAAGTGCTGTTCAACTGACATTTAGTGACATTCATCGGGAATCTCGATGTTTTTCAAGGCGTCTTCGTGAAGCCGGTACACCTGCCGGACATGCAGTCCCAGCGTTTCAGCAATAGCGGCCCAATCCTTAAAGGCCAGATACCGCAGTTCCAGGACAACGCGTTCCCTTTCATCCGGCACCCGGTTAATGGCTTTCATGATGTTGCCCTTGAGTTCTACCAGGCCATCGATGGCTTCATCGACTTCATGCTCCATGTCCATCATCCTGGCAATCGTTTCTTCCAAGCGGTGCGGATTCGGTGTACCACTCGGCGGCACGGGACTCAGTGCCGATGAGGCTTTGGTCGCCAGTCGCCGCAAGGCGGATACCTGCTCCAGTTTGCTGTCGATTTGCAGATTAATATTTCTTGCTTGTTCCAGATATGCTTTGGCTTCCATGTACTGATTGACTCCTTCTCTTTCCTCTTTCATAGTATACCCCCATTTCACACATTCGTCATTTTCAAGTCCGCTCGAACGGCATCAATCAATGCCGCCTGGGTTCCATCCTTATGCTCCAGCACCTTCAGGATGCGTTCATCGATGGTGCCTTTGGCCACGATGTGCTGAACGACGACGGTCTGTTCCGTCTGTCCCTGCCGCCAGAGCCGGGCCACGGTCTGCTGATACAGTTCCAAACTCCAAGTCAGGGTGAACCAGATCATGATGGAACCGCCACGCTGTAGGTTGAGTCCATGGCCGGCTGAGGCGGGATGGATAAGGGCTACTGGAATTTTCCCCGCGTTCCAATCGGCAAAGTCCTTTGAAGACTTCAGCTCCCGTGCCGTCATCCGCTTCTGGATACGTTCCTTATCGTGCTTGAACCAGTATGCCACCAGGACCGGCTTCCCGTTCGCGCTTTCCACCAGGTCTTCCAGGGCATCCAGCTTCCGGTCATGGATGGTCACGATGCCTTTGTCATCGGTGTAGATAGCACCGCTTGCTATCTGGCAGAGTTTCAAGGTAAGGGAAGCGGCATTGGCGGCGGTGACCTCGCCGTCTGGTAGTTCCAGGACGAGAGACTTCTTCAGCCCATCATACCGCTTCCTTTCTTCGTCACTGAGATGGACTTCCTTGGTCACGCTCACCAGTTCCGGCATCTTCAAGTAGTCTCTGGCTTTCATGGACACGGTGATGTCCGAAATCTGATGATAGATAGCTTCTGCCGCGCCCGGAAGCGGCTTATACGAATAGACAATCGGACCATTATACCGGTCCGGTTTGAAGTACAAGTTCCGGTACTGACTGATGAAGCGGCCGAGTCGTTCGCCCATATCCAGGAGCCGGAACTCGGCCCAGAGGTCCATCAATCCGTTTCCGGTTGGCGTCCCCGTCAATCCTACGATGCGCTTCACTTTCGGCCGCATATCCTTCATGGCTTTGAAACGCTTAGACTGATGGTTCTTAAAACTCGACAGCTCATCCAGTACGACCATGTCAAAATATAGCTTACAGTGTTCATGGAGCCAGATTAAGTTTTCTCGGTTCACGATATAGATATCGGCCTGTTTCTGTAAAGCCCTTCTTCGTTCTGCCGCGCTGCCTACGACAACGGAACAGGTCAAGTCTTTCAGGTGATCCCATTTCCTGATTTCTTCCGGCCATGTATCCCGGGCAACCCGAAGCGGCGCTACGACCAGTACCCGTTTCACTTCAAAGGTATCATACATCAGGTCACGGATGGCCGTCAGCGTCGTTACCGTTTTGCCAAGCCCCATATCCAGCAGCAAAGCCGTAATGGGATGTGATTTGATATAGTTGATGGCGTACTGCTGATACGCATGAGGGACAAACTTCATGCACCCTCGCCTCCTTTCCCATCAGGTGTGTGGGCGATGGTTTCCAGCACTCCCGGGATTTCCTCAATGGCATCCAGGACGAATACCTGATAGCCCAGTTTCCGCAGCATGGCATGACGTTTTAGCTGCAGCGGCCGCGGTTTCTGCCCCGGCGCCTTGACTTCTACAAAGCCACATTTCCCATCAGCCAATAGAATTAAACGGTCCGGCATACCGGCGAATGACGGCGAAACAAACTTCACTGCCTTACCGCCAATCTTCTCCGTTTCCATCACCAGATGGTGTTCGATTGCTTTTTCCCTCATGATTTCCCCTTTCTGTGACGGCCAGTGACGCCCTAAACCTAAACTTTCCTATAGGGATTTTTTCTAAAAAAACAGCCCTAAAGGGGGTTTTATATTCGGGCGTCACCGTCCGTCACACTCATTCATTTAAAAACTCAGAAGCCTTGAGACGAATGCCGATGATGAAGCGGCCATTCCGCTTTTTCACACGTTCATAGCCCCGTTGCTCCAGAGTACGAGTAAACTCTGTCGCATTACGTATGAAATCACCGGTCCGCAAACAAAAACTTCGATACTCTTCGTACAATCTTCCAGAAGCTTCATATCCTGCCGGGTCATTTTCACAGCACTCTTCTAAGAAATGCGTCATCCAGTCATTATCTGCACGGTACTTCCCAATAGCTTCTTTGACGCAGGCCGGCTGCGGGAAACGGAACTGACTGCAGATGGCTTTCTCTGCACCTTCCATTACCCACTTCAACACATACGGCGCAGCATGATCTAAGAGGTACTTCGAATAATTTTTAATATCCTGCTTCTTATCAATCGTCGCCATGAAAGGAATCACAATGAGACGGCGCCAGATACCCGTATCCATTGCTCCCACACGCGGCAGATGATTCGTGTAGAGGACCAGAGTATGAGACGGTGTAAAATCTGACGGATCCTTATATTTCTTCTCGGCAGAAATTCGGTCCGTGGAACAAAGCTGTTTTACCACCGATGTGGACAACCGCATCCCTTCCTCTAATTCAGCCGCGATAAGGAGCCGCTTCCCTTTCGCTTCTGCCAGTTCTGGTTTCACATTTCGTTTGCAATTGGCCGTTAGGGCATCGGCAGAAATCGTGCCACTATAGCTACCGAGAACCCCGGCAATGGTATTCCAGAAAGTCGACTTGCCATTTGAGCCCTCGCCATAGGAAATAATCATCGCTTCCAGCTCGACCTGGCCAATAGCGGCGAGCCCTGTAATCTGCTGTACGTACTCGATAAGTTCTTCATCACCCAAGAACGTTTGATAAATCGCATCGAGCCAGAGCGCTTTCCCTTCTTCTCCCGGCGAGACCGAAGTGACCTTGGTGATGAAATCCAGCGCCTCATGTTCCTTGCGTTCGGCTGCCCCAAAATTCAAGTCATACGTACCATCCGGGCAATTGAGGACGAAAGGGTCACTGTCGAGGTCATCATAGCTAATTTCGAGCATCGGTTTGGCCGCCTGAAGTGCTGAGACGACGTACTTCATATCTCGACGTTTCATGACGAATTTCTCATAGCTAACGGCAGAAAGGTAAGCCAGATACGATTCCATTTGCTTTTCGCCGATCTTTTTCTCCAGCGCTTTGCCGCCGCTGCGAATGTCCTCCGCGTCAATCCCACACTCCTGCAGCGCCTTCACCGCAGCCGCTAGGGAATCCTTCGCATCAGCTAGCTGTAGGTCGAGGAATTCCTCCATGGCTCCAATCGCTCGGTGTTTTGATTCTACCCAGCGTATGCCGTCGTAGCGGAGATAATCCGTCGCCGGTGTAAATTTCAACTCATTGCCATACTCGCGTACTAACACCTTCGCCTGGCCGATATCTGAAAAATCACTTGGTTTCAATGACTGCCCCGTACCGAAATCATTATTATATTCATCCGGGCTAACGTACCCTTCTTGCTTTGCAATCTTCTCACCAAAACGTACAGCACTGCCCCAGATGGTGTTGAGCTCTGAATCAGGGAGCGGCGGATCACATTTTTCTGCTTCATCTAGGAAAATCTGGTAGGACTTTTCGTTCGCCCCATAGCGCTTGATGACGCGGCCGGCAAAACGACTCATGGTGTTATTCCGGCGTCCGGCAGGAATACTGCGTGAGGTCTGTTTTCGTGCTTGGAGCACTTGGTCAATCGTCACTTCACCATCCTGCCATAATACCTTCTCGACAGGGCAGCCATAGATGAAGCGGGCCGCATCGAGAGCGGCATTATCGAAAAAAGGATAGGCTTCAAAGATTTCATGTTTTAGCTTCGTATAAGCAGCTTCGTCCTTAATCGCCTGAATCTTGAAATACGCATGAAAGCGCGGCCTGGCACATTTTCCATCCTTTGGCTTCATGTGATTTCGTGATGGCACGATGGCCACCGCAACGTTCGGCAGCAGGGTAAGGAATTTTTCCATGGATATCCATTCGGCTGGATTTTCCGAGTGCGTGTTGTCACAATCCATGACCAGGACATCAGCGGAGCGAAAATTATCCCGCTTCCGATAACAATTTTTGAAGGCTACGCAGACATGATCAAAAGCCACCGCCGCTTTAAGGTCCTCAGCGCGACTGATTTTCCGTTTCTCTTGGTAGCGGCAGTTTGCCTCTACGCCAACAAAATCTGACGTGTAAAGTGTAAAATTCATTCATATCACCCCACTAATATACTGAATAGGTTTTCCCTTTCTCTGAGCATACTGGATTTCTTTTTCCATTCCCGCCGAAATCACATCGCCAAAGACCCAGATTTCTGCACAGCGGGACAGCAAAGCAATATCCATAAAGAGCGCCAGTTCTCGTTCCGATTCTTCATTGAGGAACTTTGGCAAATATAGATGTGGTGCCAGGGGAATACACCCCTGGTCTACCACGTAACGACAATAGTTATAGGCTTTCCGGATATTTTCTTCCACATCCCCGGCATATGGCGAACAAATGTACACAATAGGCATGAACGGGAACCTTTGAGGTTCCACGTTCTTAATCGCCTGATAAGCTGTCGGATCTGGATAGTATTCGGCATTACGCCTAGGGTTTCTGTCCATGTTTCTTCATCCATTCTTCTACACATTCCTCACAAAGGACCACCGTGCCCATTAAGTCGGTGTCTTCTTCGGCAAGTATTTCTTGCAAATCAACCGCGACTTCCCTGCCGCAAAGTGGGCAGCGGCAGAATACATTGTCATCCGTAATTTCGACCGTTACTTCGGCCCGATCTGTAAGTGCTTGTTTTACGTAAAACAAGGATATCCCTCCTCTTCTAAAAAATAGATACGCGTAAAGGCTCTCCCCCACTTCTCTTATGGAGATGATGGAAGAAATTGAGCAAAATTTTTTTACTCTTTCTGGTAAAAACTACATTCGTAGCCATCAGCTCGTAAAAGAAGCCCTTTGGCCCAGGGTGGCGTCCGTCCCATCTGCTCACAAATAGCTGCCACACTGGCGTCTTTGCGGCATTCAATGATCAGTTCATCATGGACATGGCCAACGATGTCCATACAGCTCAGCGTCTGCATAGCATAACAGAGAATATCGCGGCTGATGGCCTGAACGATATTTTCCACAAACTTTGGCCCATAGCTTTCGAGGCGTTCCCATTTTTTGGTAACACCAATGCCTTCATAGGTAACAGACTCACCACCGAATTTATTCTGGCCAATTTTGGGTTTCACGTAGGAAAGACGGCGTCCACTCGGCAGACCAATAAACAACATGCCGCTCTGCCACTGGAAACGTAGGCCTTGAATTTCCTGCGGGACATGGGTTTTGATAGCCTGCTTGACGCAGCGGTCAACGCCCCACCAGAATTGGACGATATGCGGATTTGCCGAGCGCCAGGAATTGACCAAGGGCTGCAGTTCTTCTTCGGCAAGACCCATGTCGAGGGCGCCCATGGCTTTCAAAGCACCAACTGAGCCACCATAGCCAAGAGCGAGTTCTGCAATCTTGCCTTTCTGGCGCAGATGCCCATTGACACCATGTTTGACGACCGGGACGCCAAACATCGAACTGGCTGACGCGCAATAAATATCTCCGTTCTGGGCAAAGACGTCAGAGCGCCATGTTTCCTGGGCCAACCAGGAAAGAACACGAGCCTCAATGGCAGAAAAGTCCGAAACGACAAACTTCATCCCTTCCCTTGGTATGAAGGCGGTTCTGATGAGCTGCGATAAGACATCCGGCACCGAATCATACAGAAGCATCAGAGCTGCGTAGTTTCCCTGACGCACCAGCGCCCTGGCTTCTGCAAGATCAGGCATATGGTTCTGGGGGAGATTCTGGAGCTGAATATGACGACCGGCGAAGCGCCCGGTCCGGTTGGCACCATAAAACTGGAACATACCGTGTGCCCGGCTGTCATCACAACAAGTCATCTCCATGGCCTGATATTTCTTCACGGACGATTTTGCCAACTGCTGTCGTAAGAGCAGTACTGAGCGCAGCGGTTCCTTCGCCGTTTTCAGCAGTTCCTGTACTTGCTTCTTCCCAAGCGACTCGGTCTCCATCCCTTGTTCTTTCAGCCAGGCACGCATCTGCAAGACAGAATTCGGATTCTCTAAGCCCGTCTTCTCTTGTAAAGCAGCCATCAGATGATCCCGTGACACAGCATCTATAGCTACGGCCTGCTGTACCAGTTCCTTATCGACGGCAATGCCCCGGTCATTGATTTCTTGGTCGATGTGATATTCATCCCAGACCTGTTCAGGTACTGGGTAGTGATGGAGTCGCTGTTGAATGGCCATTTCCACTTCCACATCCCGCTTGTTGTAGGATTTGAACAGCGTCCACTTCTCGACTGCCTGCGACGGCAAATTTCTCATCCTGCCGCCATTGGTTTTGGTCGGCTTACAAGGAGTGCAAAAATAACGAATGAGGTCCTTGCCTTCTTTCATCTTTTGGCTGTCTAGCTTAAGGACCGCCCCCACACCTTCTAAAGATAAGGGCAGCCCCATGTAGGCCGACCAAATCATGGAGCATTGCCAGCCTGCCGGATTTAGGAAATGCGCACGTTCCGTTGAGAGTGGATGATGATCATAAAAAGGGTCTACACTCATGCCTAGATCACGAAGATACCGCGACAGGCAGACTCGTTCAAAGCTGGCATTGAAAGCCCATTTGGTAATGACTTCATCCGTCAGGGCATCCAGAATTTCTTCAGGAATCGTTTCTCCCTGGGCTAAATCAACGACTTGCACTTCGCCTCCATCGACAGCATAACCAAAGAGGAGAATTTCAAAAGCCGGTGATTCAGCGTACTTGTACACGCCACACTTGGCCAAATTGACGTCACTAAAGGTTTCGATATCAATGCTAATGTTTTTCATGTCTTCCCTCCTCGAGAAAAAGCGACGAGGCATCCGCCCCGCCGCTAACATTCACCACTTATTGTTTTTTATAGAATTCCATCTGTCTAAGGTGCTCTTCTTCTTCCCATTCTTCGCGGCGCTTATCCAGCTTGGCTTCACGCTGTTCCCGCTTAAAATCAGTATAGATAATGGCGAGAAACATGCCAAAGGCACTCAGAGCTACCAAGCAGCACAGTACTTCCAGAATCAATTTCATCATGTTGCTTCCTCCTTACGCCAGAAAATCATCATCATCAGCCGTTGCGAAATCGTCTTCTGCCCGCGGTTTACCACCGAGCGGTTCACCGTCACGGATTTTCTGCAGGTTGTTCAGACCGCAGGCAATGCCTTTGTTGCCGTTAGAATTGAAGGCGTAGAAACTGATGGAGGCGCGGCCATACACACCCGAGTAGACTTCTGAACGTTCGATGATATGCTGGCAATCAGCATCCACAATACCCGGTTTTGTCGCCGAGTTAGCATTAACGAAGTAGCTGTCCTTATAAGCATCATCACCCGGGCGTTCCAGGTCGCCATCGCGCAGCGGCGTCTTGATAGCTTCGAGCGCCGGTACAACGCGGCCATTGCCCTTGAGTTTACCTTCCCCTTCTTCATAAGCGGCCTTGATGGCGGCTTCGATTTTCTTGATAGTCTTCGTGTCCGACTTGGGGATGATCAGGCTGACGCTGTACTTTGGCGTACTACCATTGATGGATTTTGGCTCCCAAATATTTGCATAAGACCAGCGCGTATTGACTCCTGTAATTACCTTGCACGGATTGACATAAGTTTTCGACATATTATTTTTCCTCCTTGGTTACTTTCTGAAAATCATCAGCCGCCGTATGCATCGCCGGACGCTTGTCCGATTCCGGTACCAGGACCGGCTTGCCTTGCGGCTTTTCAACTAAGTTTGACAGCAGTTCTTCGAACTGCTTCTTGCCAAGCTTTTTCGTCATGGCCGTAATGCCGAGCAGCTTTTTTTCATAGGGATCAAAGCCTGCATTTTCTACGGCAGCTGCTACGGCTTCTTCATTCACATAGCGGCGATTCGAGCAGCCTTCAACAAGTTTCCAGCCACTCCAACTTTTACCGCTGATGGCTTGCTGCAGCGCATAGTCTTTCACATCGCCAGCCCAATTGACCATCTCATCGACTTTGGCCAGGACAGCCTCGATTTCCTCATCCTGCAATGTAGATGGGACGGCGAAATCGTAACGTGCCAGCTCCAGGTTGTATTCAGCCCGCTTACGGCAGGTCGCCTTGATTTTACAGAAGCGACAATGGTCCCCAGCCTGGTACTCCCCTTCGCCTTTCGCCGCTAATTCTGCTGTGGGCTTGAGTACCGTTTCGGCCCAATGGAGCAGTTCATCCTTGCTCATGGTATAGGTGCTGACATTGTCACGCCTTGGCTGGAAGATGGTCATCGACACATGATTGATATCGTAGATGCCATCAAAGAGCTGGAGCGCCCCAAGAGCATAACACATCATCTGGCTATTCTTTTCAGCATCGACGAGGACACCAAGACCATGTTTGTAGTCGATAACGGTGAGCGTATCATCCGCTACGATGACGCAGTCGCCGGTACCAAAGCCACCGGGCACCCACTTAGAAAAATCCAGCCGTTGCTCAATCAGAACCAGTGGATCTTTGCAGACATTCTTGGCGGCTTCAACTTGCTCTATCACGAACTGTGCATATTCATCAGTACACTCGGCCATTTCTTCATCAAAGAACGTGAGGCTCTTTGTCGGATCTGTCACATCACGACCCAAAGCTGACAAGACTTTATACTCGCAAAGGCTGTGAGCATCGGTTCCCTGCAGGGCAAAGTCACTAGGTACATCTTTGACTTTAGCGCATTCCTGTGCGGATGGCGGGCAGGCCAGCCAGCGATAGCTAGAGGAAGCGGACAGTACTGCGTGCTTAGTCGGCATGGCCTATCGCCTCCAGTTTTGCCATCAAGGCCGGATACTTAGCCGCATCGACACCGGAAAGCTTATCGGCACCAAATTTCTGAATAAGTTGCCGTACTTCTTCTGTGTGTCCCTGGCGCGCCTTATCGGCAGCTACTTTGCGAACTTCTTCTAAGGTCAGCGTCTTTTCTTCCTTTGCTGAAGTTGTCGTCTTTTCTGCCGTACCGGCTACTTCCGGTTTCGGAATGTTCTGCCCAGCCAGTTGATTAGCCGCTTCATCCAGCGTCTTCGCAGCACTATGCAGGGCTTCAATAACCCGTTCCATGGCTTCTGCATTTGTCATGTTTTGACACTCCTTTCTTCATTTGTCTGTGTGTAGCCAGGACGAAAAGATTTCTTGCCATCCTGGCGGATACCTGGCTGATGGCACGGAGGACTTCGATTTCTTCCGCCGTTCTGCACACCACGGTGCCGGCATCAAGATAGTTTCGATTCATTGACTACTCCTTTCCGGAGGCCTTATCACACCTCCTACTTACTATTGGAGAAGAAGTCGACATTTGAGCAAGATTTCTTTTTCTTACTGCCGAGTTTGTTTCCCCTCCTACTATCAAATGGAGAAAGAGTTTTCTATTGAGCAAAAAAGCCGCAGACCTTCTTAGAAAAGAAAGCCTGCGGCTTTTTGCTCAAACCACCCCCTCTTCTCCATTAAGGAAATAGAGGTGGTATCACCTCCAGTACAGTAAGGAGGTATGGTGCTAGCATATAAATAGGACAAGTCAAACTGAGGGTTTCCATAAAGTGATACAATAAAAGTATATATAGGGGGTCTTAGTATGACGAAGTTCGACAAACAATTTAAAATGGATGCTGTCCAATATTACCATGATCATCGTGACTTAGGACTGATTGGGTGTGCCCATAATTTAGGAATT